TCAGCAAGACGACCCGCGGCCAGCGTCGACGGACGCCCGGATAAGTTCCGCTCTTTGAGGCCGACCACGAACATTTGGATAGCCTTTAAGAACAGCCTCAATCTCTTGAATATCTGAAAAGCCGTTAAACGTTACGCTGCCTGGCTGCCTTCTACGGTGTTCATAAAACGCATTACCCAGATAAAGGATATCTCCGCTTCGCACATTGAATTTGAACGTACCTTTATTCAAACAGGTCGTATATGTTTTACCCGGGACATTTCTGTTTGCGTTGGCGAAGACATGTGTTCCGGCAGGCAGTGTGAACAGTTTGTATTCGATAACGCCCGGCTCCGCGCCTTTCAGATAGACCGAGGTTCCCTGAAAGGCGAGAGAGTTATCTTCCTTCAGAGGCCTGATGCGGAGATTGAAATTGTCGTTTTCGCCCATCTCGGTCCAATCGCTCGGCGGCTTGCTTTGCGATAAACCGATAATCAGAAGGCCGACCTCGCTGTTGGAATCAAAAGCGGTATTTTGAGAAAGACCCGTCGCACAACTGGACAACACGATCCCGATTGCGACAATCAAAAAGCTTCTCATGTAAAACATTATCCCCCCACATTTTCCGCTCACACGGTACTCAACCCTTGCTAGAGTAGTCAACAATTCTACTCATTTTCAAAAGGTCGCAAGGATCTTTTTGGGAAATGCTTCACGCCAGATCATCTTCAACTCAATTCAAATGACAAAAAATCTCAACTGTCATCCCGGAGAGTGAACGTAAGTGAACGATGATCCGGGGCCGGAATGACAGAGAGTTAGACCGAAAGTAAATGGTCGGAGCGGCGGGATTCGAACCCACGACCCCTTCACCCCCAGGGAAAGCCGCGAGGTCGTGGACCGCGCAACACCGCAGAACTCTTGGAAAAAAGACGAACGTTCACCGAGGGAAAACCGTGAACGTGTCGCGAACACGGCGCAGTTATCTCCCCAATAGCTCCCCACTCGGTCAAATCCGCGTCCCACTTTCCCCCTCTGAGATTGGGGGTGGCCCATGAGAGTGCTGGACCTGTTTAGCGGCATAGGCATGTTCTCCCACGGCCTCGATCGAGCCGGTGGATTCGAGACCATTGCTTTTTGCGAAACCAATCCCTTTTGCATCGAGGTCCTGGATAAGAATGCCCCTGGCACGCCGGTCCTGGGCAACATCGAGGAGCTAACATTTGAAGGATTAACGGCCGATGTCATTACAGGCGGATTCCCCTGCCAGGACTTGTCATTCGCTGGACAAGGTGCCGGACTTGCCGGCCAGCGTTCAGGACTTTACCGGGAGCTGGTACGAGCCATTCGCGTGGTACGACCGCTCCACGCAATCATGGAGAACGTGGCAGCGTTGCTTGGTCGAGGGATGGGCACGTTACTCGGGGACATGGCCGAGTGCGGGTATGACGCGGAGTGGGATCGCCTTTCGGCGGTTGAATGGGGATCGCCCCATCATCGGGACCGGATCTGGATCACCTTTACCGACACCAACAAGTTCAAGCGGGAGGACCGGCGCAGTGAGATTGCTGGACGGCGGGAGCGGGTCGCGGAAGAAACTCGCAACGCTAACGGTCACGGGGAACTGGAACCGCCGTGGGGCTTCTCCAACCTCCGGGGATGGGCTTTTCACGCAGCTTGTGGCGGAGCTTGGTGGGCCGATAACTGGGAAGAAAAGTTTGAGGCGTTTCGCCGAATGGATGATGGGCGTCCCACAAGACTGGACAGATCTCTCGTTGCCAACGCAATCAAAGGCCTCGGGAATAGCCTCCACCCCCAAATCCCCGAGATCATAGGCCGGGCGATAATGGAAGCCGCCCCCTCACCCCTAGGGGGGCAGGAGTGATGTGGGGACCAAGTGACGAAGAATGGAACGTAATCGGCTTTTTCCTGTTCTTTGGGTTCTGGGCCTTTGTGACAGCGATCATATGGGCTGTTGCTTATTACGGCTTCGGCGCTCCTTACAACGGCGGCTGGCACTTTGGTCTGTGTGCCGCACTTGCCTACCTGACATTGAGGAAAATCTGATGCCAATCATCACTGATTCAGAACTGGCTGAGAAACTATGGTCACAAGCTGAAGCCGAGGAAGCCCAGCGCGCCGCAGACATGCCCACGGAACAAGACGCCATAAGAGAGATGTGGCGAGCTTATCAGCGGCTCAAAGAGCTTGGTTGGAACGATGCGATTTATTGCCCCAAGGATGGAACCGTCTTCGACGCAATAGAGGCAGGGTCCACCGGAATCTTTGACTGCAATTATTATGGGGAGTGGCCAAGCGGCAGTTGGCAACTCTTCGACGGAGGCGACATTTGGCCCTCAACTATAAAGACAGCAATGGCCGACAGTATACCCGTAGCGTCGGCCCCCAGGACGGTCATGGGATTGCGTAGGTGCTCCGAGGCGCCAAACAAAAAAGACCGGAAGCCAATCAAAAGCTGGGCGGTGATGCAGGCTGGAGCGGCACTCGGAGGTTTTCTCGAATGCAAACGGGAGCGCCGCGTAAGCATTACCAGCGACGGCTGGCGGAGCCCAGGCCTAACCAGTGGCCTAAACAGCGGCAACCTTTCCCCCTCTCAGAACGGGGGTGCAGCATGACCATGTCCAAGCCCCCCATTGAATCCGATCACTGCGTCTATTGCGGCTGTGAAATGTGGTTCAGGTGTCGCATGGATAAAGCGGGCGCCCGTGAACACTTTGGCATAGTCCCTTTCGCCCACGGTTCTAAAAAAGCGCTTCGGCGGCGCATAGCCACGCGAGAGCACGTTGTCAGGTTGGCAGACGGCGGCGCCAAAGGTCTCAAGAACATGGTCTGGGCTTGCTCTTACTGCAATTCCCATCGCCAGGAACGAGACCCATTTGAACACTTGGTTGCTATGTGCCGGGCCGTGGCGCTTGGACAGCATCCAAATCACACACCACTCACAGGGGGGCAGAGCTGATGGAAGACAAGCCGCTTTTCATTCCGTTGAAGACAGCCCATTTCGAGGCGTTCAAATACGGCAACAAGCGCGATGAACTGCGCAAGTGGGGCGCTGGTTGGAATGATCAAACCTGCAAGATCGGTCGCCCTGTCACGCTCTCCAAGGGCTACGGCAAGCACGATCGACTCTCAGGCACTATTACCGGCTTTAAAAAGCAGCATGGTACGACGTTTGGAAGCACCTATAGGGCCGCGATTCAGGACTGCTACGGCACACTGGATCTTTGGATCGCTTGCATAACCATTGATCTGTCCCCCACCCCTGCCGACGGGGGAGACGGACAATGAAGAAGCTCTATGCCCATAAATGCAAACTGTCCGACCTGCCCCTGCTACTTCGCTACAAGCAGGGCTCATACAGCCTGAGAGACACTGCCAAGAAGATCGGCATTTCACCAACCACACTCACTCGAATGCATGATGGTGACATACCTGACACAGCAACATTGGTGAAGGTCGCAGAGTATCTGGATCTCGAATTAGTCCTGTTGGCAGAGAGCAAGAAACAAGGTGGTCGAGGCACCACCCCACCCCCGGAGGCGACATGACCTGGAGAGAAGAAGGTGTTGGGAAAATTACGTGGTTCAAAGACGGAAAGGAAACAGACAACCGTGATGAGGCAGACGAAGCGCACGTCAAATACCCAGCCAACGCTACCGATATGGCGATCTATGTGCGCGGCGAGAACATAGAACATCGGGCGAGCGAGATCTCCAGAGCACTTCTGCGTGCTGTTGAAGTAGGACGACAAATCCAACGCAGGGAAATGCGGAAGGTGTTGGGTTTGTAGCGATGGCAATCAAAAGAATACACCAGAGGGAGGTTCCGGCTCAGCTCGCAAGGCCCCGGACGTGTCGTTATAGGGCGACATCGGCCTCAACAGGCTTAAAGGACGTGAGGGAGAGATCCCGTGCAGTCGCCTCCCGCCTCAGCCCCGGACCCCTCATTACCCCACAGACACAGACAGGAGAAACGATGTGACAACACGAGCAGCAGCAGAGCAATATCTGGCACAACACAAGATGGAAATGTATGGCCGTCCCTTCGCTGTGTTCAATCCGCAAAATCTAGCGATGGAAGAGTTGCCAAGAATTTACGGTTTCAACAATGGCGGCAGACCCGGTTGGTTTAACGGGGTCATAATTGCCGAGGACGGGGCGGCACTTGGTAGCCATGTTTGCTCAAACGAAGGCTACATGTATCACGATCTTGGCATCCTTGAGGGGACACGACCGGATCGTCACGAGACTTTTCAAGCGCATTACCCAAACGGTTATCGAATGGAGTTCATCAAATACGATGACGTTTCAGAACACGTTGGCCTTCAAGCAGCCTTCAAGCGTTCTAACGACACCCCAACCCCCGAGGAGCAGAAGACGTGAGCATGTTGGCTATCCGAATTGATGACGGACCCCATTGCCCCGCCTGCGACTGTAACACTTTTGATGATTGGTGGGTTGGAAACAAGACGTTGAAGTCTATGGGCGGCGTTACTCAGGGTTCTATCAAATGTCACTCATGCGGAAGGTTTTTCAGGATCGAAAAATATTCGGACGGTGAAGTGCACAGCACAATGAACAGGAAAGTGAACCCAAACACGGGTGCTTGAATGAATTATGGCGGTGGCGGACCCGGCGCACCGGGATGTGAGCTAGCCAGGCCGGTAACCAACCCGGCCCACCGCCATTTCTAGAATTGAATCTGAATAAAAAACGGAGGTTTTGCAAAAATGGGTCCGCTAGAAATAGCAACGTTTCACCCGATTGAGCACTATCGCAAAGACGGGCGCCTCGTTTTGCTGAAGGTGCGGAACGGCGACCACCCGACTGAAAACGCTCCTTGGTGGGTAACCATCGGCTCAAACAACTACGAGAATGATGGAATAGACGAATGGTCAATGGCGGGCTGGTGTTGGTCGCATGATCATTGGACTGACGGCAATGGTGAAATCCTCGGTTTCATCGAGATTGGTAAGCCCACCACCAACGCGGGGGACCGGTCATGACCCCACTAGAGAAAGCAAATCAGAGGATCAAATACCTCGAAGAGGCTTTGAACAATGTTGTGGCTGTGGCCGGGGAATGCCCCGCTTACGACGACTATAAATCGCCCGACGACTATGAGCCGTCCGAGATCATGCACGCTCTCAGGATCACAAGTGCGCTGGCTGGCAAGCACCCCGGCTTTCGTTACACCATCGATTTCATGCACGAGATCTTGGAGCACTCGGACTAATGGGAAGCTGGTAACTCCGGCCCACCGCCACCCATTTTATAGCCCGCGCCATAGCGGGAGGAAGGACTGAGAGATGACAATTTTTGACGATGTAGAGGAATTTCACAAAGCACTTGATGTGCCAATTGGACCCCGCCCCGGCTTTCCCAGTGATGATGAAGTTCACTTGCGGAATGAATTGTTGGCCGAAGAGATACGGGAGCTTTCTTACGCCATTGCCAACAAAGACATTGTAGAGGCCGCCGACGCTATCGCAGATGCGGTTTATGTCCTTCTCGGCACCGCCTTGAGTTTCGGTATTCCATTTGACGAGGTATGGAAAGAGGTCCACCGGTCCAACATGGACAAGGCTGGCGGGCCAGTTCGTGCCGATGGGAAACGCCTAAAGCCAGAAGGATGGAAGCCACCCGATGTCAAAGGCGTACTTGCCCAACACAACAGCAATGGAGATTGAGATGGACACTGTCATATTTACGATATGGGAAGTCCGACTTCTCATGTGGTCGGCTGTGCTTTGCATGTTGGCTTGCTTCTATCTGGGAGGCGCTGATGAGCGCGAGCGGACAAAGAGATATGGGGGACCCCGCCCATGACACAGAGTGACTTGCGAAAATTGGAGCGGATGATCCGAAAGGAAAACGGCCACACAGAGACAGACGAGGATCGCGCTTATGGGGCCGGGTTCGATTGTGGGCGGAACGGGGCAAACGACGAAAACTGTCACTTCAAGTATTTCACTAAGCCGGAGCTAGCCGCGGCTTGGGAGGGTGGAAAACGAGCAGCGGAGTCCACCAATGACAAAACCTAAAAACCGATCACCTCGCGAAGAAGTCGAGCAAAGGCATTCCTATATGATTAAAGCCTCTAAACCTGAGTCCCCAGAGCTGGAAGACTTTGAGCAGCACCCGGCGGTTCTGCTTGAACGGGCCAATGCCTTCATTAAAGACCTGGAATCTGGGATCATCGATTTAGGGCGCCAACGCTCAGCGCTTAGGCAAGAAAACGCAGCCCTCAAGGCGCGGGTCGAAGCGTTGGAGGGCGGGCTGACAGATTTGATGGGTGTGGCTCTAGGGATAGCAACCAGCATTGGTGCACCAAATGCCGACCAAAAGCGCGTCAAACTTATAGCCCAGGCCCTTGCTGGTGACCCCGATGCAAAAGGTAAGTGGCCAGACATAGACGCCATTCACGATCTGCTGGAGCCGAAGTCACCCGACCGCGCGCATATGGAGGAATGATATGGCTAAGACCTATGAGCAGGGAATTATAGACACCTGCATAGTCTATGACGAAATAAACGAACACAACGCCAAAGCGGCTGAGATATTGCGGGATATTTATTGGGCGTATGGCGCCCAACACTTTGGGCCGGACATTGAAAAGCGGGTTGAACAGTGGGGTAAAGACGACCAAGCCAGGAGCAAAGACAGTGAGTAGACACTCAAACGAAAAGCAGATTGGCGAGCTGTGGCAACAGCTTTCGCCGGGACAACAGAAAGCTATGTTTGGCGATGAGACTTTGCTCACTCAAGAACGACAAGCCGACCTCAACGCCAAGGCGATGGAGTGTTTGAAAGAGATGGACAGACTGTTGGATTGCATCAACGAAATTCACAAAGACAGTCCGTTTCACAACAAGATTCGCTCACTCGTTGATCAGGCTAAAGCACTGGAGGTGAAGGATGACGCTGAATGAAAAGATCTGCCGGATCATTTCGAGTCAGGTGGATGGCGATGACCCAGACGGCCAACTATCCCACTTTATTCCCGGTATGAAAAACTGGGAGTGCCACAAGTACCCGTCCCAAAAGATAATAGAGGCCGTCTTTGAGGAGCTGAGGGAGGTGAGCGACACCATGGCAGAGGCCGGGGGGTTCCCTAAGCACTATGATCGGTCAGCTATCAGAGATACGTGGCGAGCCATGCTGGCTGAGAAAGAACGGGAGATGAAGAGTGAGTGAGAAAGAGACTGTCGTAACGGAGATTGCAAAAGATAAGAACGCTGAGGCTTTTGATGTTTTGCGTGAACTAAGCCGGATTCATGCAGTGACCACCTACTTAGCAGACCCTACGCCCACGCTGTTCTTATCTGCTGAAGCGAAGGTTTTACAGAGTCACAAGCGGCTGGCCGTGCGCATTAGAAAGTTATTTTGGTCAGACTTCCCCTGGACGCCACGAGATGACAAGCGACCAGGACGATCTACCCATAAGGCCTCTCACGATAGCACTCCAGCCGATCCCGATCTGTCTTCTCAAGTTCGTCAAAACGGGTCCTGATCGCTGTTAGGGCTTGATCCTGAGACTCTACAATGCCGGAGTTGCCTTGCGCGGCCCAAGCTCCATACCACTGCCACTGGCCACGGTTGGGCCCAAATGAGAGCCTAGCGATATATCCAGCAACGAGGTTGCCTTTTAATACGGTTCTTTGATCCGGGTCGCCCCCGGCCCACTTCTGACGGTGTGTCCACATATGGAGCGTTTCCCTGACACCCCTGCACTCGGACATAGCAACATTATCCCGACATCGGGAACCGTCAAGAATCTACTGACAGGTTTTGCAAATAAGGTCCTTGACACCTCTACACCTTTAGTGTAGATCTAGATCATCAACAACGCGGATGGATAGCCAACCGCAAGAGGTAAGGAGACCTAGAAATGTCAGAAGAAATCATCACAGTACACAGCTTAGAGTTCATCATTGACACGATGGACTGGTCAGATCACCGAGCGGCAGAAGTTGCCAGCAACGCAATGGAAATGGCGATCAGAAATCTATCGGCTTCGGACGCCGCCCGCGTTTGGGTGGCTTTGAAAAATCAGATGGAAGACGAGTCAGCCGATCAAGACGCCCTAGCAATGGTTGATCGGATACAGAGCGCAGCGTTCAACGAAGCGGTTGAGGGTTGGGCCGATCACCCTGAACTGGGCCACAATTGCAGCATCGCGCCAGTGCTCGCATGACATCCCAATTCAAACTATTAAAAGATCTGGTCGGCCTCTCAAACCAAGAGGCCGCCGACTTTTTAGACGCACGGATTGATACCGTGAAAAGCTGGTCAAGCGGTCGTCATGACCCGCCTCCAGCCGTGTTGTCGGAATTGTTGACTCTGTGGGATCAAATGCAGATCACTGTCGATGACACGATTAAGACCGTTGAACGGCTTGCTAAGAAGGTGGGAAGCGATCAGACCATCACTTTGGAAATCGATGGCGGCTGGCCCTGTCAAGGTGTGAAAGACCGCATCGTCGCACAGGTGATTGCTGAGTTGCCGGATCTTGACTTCGACTATCAGGGCTGACGATCAAGTAACCCCGTCTTTTCCTTTGAGCCCAAGCTTGACCCGAAAAAGAAGTTGATCACCGCATAGAGCGAAGCCATCACCGCTGAAATGATCATGCCCAATTGTGTCGACTCCGGGATCGGTTTATCGGCAATCAGCACGGCCCAAGTGAACAAAGCAGCCAGACCGAAGAAACCCACAACGATTGTCACCGCCAACACCGGCACCATGATCGTCCGGGTCTTCTCGTACATGTCCCGGGCTGACTTCTGATTCTCAACCTCCAAAGCGAAGACATCAATATCCATATGCCGTAAGTCGCGCTTAACCTGGATTTCCAGCTCTTTGAGCTTCAGAAACAATTCCGGACTCTGATGCTCCAGGATGTATTCGGCGATCTCTTCCGGTGATCGCTTTTCGTCATCGCCGAAGATTGCCGGCGCCACGATCGCCGCAACGGTGCCGCCGGCTGGACCGAGGAGTCCCGTCGCAATGGTTGGAAATGCGGTTTTGGCGATCGCTTTGAATGTCTTTTTCCAGTTCATCGCTGGAAGCTCCATTTATCGTAAGTCTTCTTTGCGCCCAACGCCTCTTTCTCGGCGCGCGCATTGTCCAGATAATCGAGCCCAGGCACGTCGTAGCCCAGCCACTCAGCGACAACGAGACCGCCATAGACATACTCGGCATAGCCAGAATACTGATCGCGTGTGGCCCAGTATGAGCCCTCCGGCCATTGATCCGAAAAGCGATCTGGATAGGCAGACCGCCAGACCGGGAATAGCTCCGACCAATTGTTGGCGGCGGTGAAATCCATCACTCTGTTATCGACATTGTAGAATGACGGGACGCGCTGGTCCCAGCCGTTGTCTTTTGTCCTCTCATTTGCCGACACCAACAACCATTCAAACCAGGGCCGGAACTGCTCGTAACCTGCGCGCACGCCAAGCCCCCAAACACTCACGTTAAAATCCTGCATCCACATGGCTGTCAGCCAACCGGAATTGGACCACATAATATTGAAGCGCTGACGCTGAATCGCCCTGGTATCGCTGCCCGTATCGTTCATGATGGCGTTCAATTCGACCAGGACATCGTCGAGAAGCTTGTCATAGTAGGCCTTTGAGTGCAGCCAGTCCGGCGCATTCTCCGGTGTCAGATAATGGGCGTGCAATACGTCCCGGTATCCCCAAGCAAAGCCGCGCATTTGACCCTTGAGGATCGCGAGGTGTTGGCCGGCATCGTTGTTGTTCCGGTCCCAATTGCTGGAAAGCAAGTGGCCTTGCGTGACATACTGTAGCTCTTCCAACCAAAATGGATCGCCGGTCAACAGAAACGGGATGTAGAAGAGGCTCGGGTGATGGGCTGTATCGCGCTTAACGAAGGTGGGATAATCCTCTGAGCTGACGCCCTCCATGGCGATATAGGACGGCTGGCCCTTCGAGCTGCTGTGAAAATTGTGGTTCTTAAACTCCTCTTGGGTAATGTCCAGCATCTCGCCGGTCGGCAAACGGAAATGGTGAACCGGAACCGCCGAATAGTCCGCGGCCAACGCGATCAAGTGTTCCTCTGTCATTGCGCCGCCAAGCAAACAAGAGGCAGACCAACCGGTGACCACACCGATGTCTTGCCGCTCGCCACCATTGCCCATGCCTCGCGCGAACTCCGGCATTGTAAATGGTCCAGAATAGACAGGCTCAACGCCGGGATCATGACCAAGCGTTGCTTTTTCAAGTTGAGGTAAAAACGGATCATCCGCGATGTCCGCGCAGGATTTTAGGATCGGCCTTTCTTCCGATTGCCAGCGCCAGCGTCCACCCCAGAAATGAAACGGGATACTCTCTTCGGCAATGGTCTCGCCGTCTTTGGTCAGCGCGAAGTTATAGCCCGTTGACGTGAAGGGCGCGTCAACATCATTCGTCACATGCCCAAGTTCAACAACAACTTCAATCCGATCAGATGTAGTATCAGGCCGGAATGAGACATGCCAAAAACCATCAGACGCCCTGCAATTAGCTTGGCTGAAATTCTCACCTACCCAATTCTCGAAACAACGAGCATCTTCTTGGCTGAATGAAAGAACCTCACCGCTTGGGAATGTCAGCATCACGGCTAGACCATCCGTGACAACCGGTGGCTCGACTGGCGGCTCGACAGGAGGGTCAACCGGATCTGTCGGCGGCTCGGTCGCTTCGGCCTGCTCGATGCGAGCATTTAATTCGGCCAGCACATCGTCGTTATGACCTATCGCCGCGCGTGCCTCGTCAATTAGATTCTCCAAACGCGCAATGTTATAATTGATCCTCTGCCGTAGCTGCTTATCCGAAAGCCGCTCTACTTCTTCCGGTTCTTGCGCCTGCGCAAATGTCGCAGTAACCACGGCCAAGGCCGCGATGATGAATCGTCGCATGATTTCACCTCTGGTTTTAAGAAAAGTTCTCGTTCGGCTTTGCGGCGGCGCTTCAAGCCGTCCAAACGAACGCCGCCCGCAAAAACCCATTTCAGCATTTCGTCGGCTGCGCCTTGCCGGTCCCCCGCGTTCAGCTTCCAAAGCATTGTCGATCGCTTCAAGTTCCCAACGCCAAGATTGAAAACCCATGACACCAGCGCGCTGAATTCGTTGTCGTTCAGCGGTACCGTGACGAACTGACGGACATAGCCCTCGGCTTCGCGCAGGTCTTCGCGCAAGAGATCTTCGGCTTGAGCCTCTGTGATCTCCTGCCCAGGTGCGGCAGTCTTCGTGTGTCCATAGCCAATGGTCCAGACACCGACAGAATCCTGATAAGCGCGCAGCCGCAGCCCCTCGAACTCTTTAATGAGATCAAGCCCCTCTGCATTGATAGCGCGTGTCATGGCGCCGGCCAGCGTGAAGCATCCCAGTCAACTGGGTTCGTGATGTATTCCATCTCAATTGCTCCCGCCGTCTAGCCACCACTTATAAAGGACGGTGATAAGCCCCGTAACAAAGCCGGCGCCGATTCCGATCAACCACTTGGCAACCTTCTCCACGCCTGTTCGCTCATCCTGCTTTTCCTTCAGTTGATCGATGTGCTCGGCGTTGTGATCCACCTTCTTTTCAAGGTTGTCGATCTTGACACCGACCTCGCCTATCTTCACGTAGAGGTCCCGGTGCGTGATGTCCTGGGGCGATTGATCTTCGCTCATTTTTGTTTTCCCATAAAAAAAGCCGCTCTTGCGGCGATGAATAATCCTAATTTCAACTGTCCGGATTAAACCGACGCGCGCAGCGACAGCGACAGCGCCCATTCGATAACATCTGCTGGCCCGCCTCCCACCGACTCGACACGAACCTTGTCGCCTGTCTCTAGGTAGATCGGGATACCCATGGCCTTCGGTAGATATGGCAGCGCGCCTAGATTGATTTGCGCCGACAACGAGCCGAGGAAATCGTTAAATCCGTAATGCTCGCCAAGTGTTTGAAATCCCGACCCGGAATCGATCTTCGGCGCGATGGCTGAGTTGGTGGAGTTTTTGTAGTGGAGAACATACAGACCCAAATCGAAATAACCGTCCACCGTTGCTGTCAACTCGTTTGACGCCAAAGTAAACGCGGACCCGACATTGTAGACTTCATGATCAAGCGGCAGGACCGCTCCTGGGTTATAAGTAGAGGGTGCCGCAGGAAAGATTGTTCCATCGGTCAACCATAGACCGCAGGTCCCAAATGGTGCCGCGATCGTGACATCCGGGATCGTCGCGATGACAGGGCGCCAATTATAGTTCTTGATGACCCCATAGACTTCACGGACACCGCGACCGCTGGGATGAGCGCCGCCGTCGCCGCCATCGGGTTTTGAATAGAGCGAGAAGTCAAAAGACCCGCCGATTGGATTGAGCGTCTCCGTGCCCCAGACATCTTCGTTCGTGACTCTAGGGCAGAACCGTTGAAACACCGGATAGTACATCTGGATATTGAACAGCAGCAGCGTTGATCCGCTTGGCGTCCCGATGGGTGCAGCCCCTATCTTCGGCTCAAATGCCGCGGTCTCCAGTCCTTTGTAATGGAACTCTTCGAGCAGCGTTTCGTATTCCGCTTCAGACGCACTTGGAGCACGATGCCCGACAAAGACGTAATCATTGCGCCTGATTACTCGAATTCTACGTGTCGACGTGATTGCCGAAAATGTCTCAGTCTTGACCAGCGATGCGCTCGAGTTCGCATCCCGCCAGAGCTGCGCCTCGTTGTTTTTGAGAAGCAGCTTGTCATCGGTATCGCCCAACCTGCATTCAATCCATGGCGACCCGGTTGCGGTGTTCATGTCGACGTCAAACTGGTAATCGACGCTCCCGTGAAACTTCGTCGGATAGTTCGTCAGCCCAGCAGTCGCGCTCGACAGGTCGACCGAACCGATCAGATCATCCATATCGACGCTGTCGGAGTGCAGCCGGAAGAAGATTTCCAAAGGATCGCGACCGTGTTGCACAATCTCTTGCCAGCGATGGACATCGATAAGACCCCAGCCGTTCTCGATGGCCGTCATCCGAATATAGTTCCGGACCTTGATGGCTGTGCGGTAAGCCGCGTCCCGGCCGGACCCGTCTTGATAGGCATATGACGTCGAAACAAATGGTTCCGTTACAAGCACCACATCCGGGACCGGCGTCATTGCCTTGATCTTGGTCACCATCGCGTCAATGTCGGCGAGATTCGACAGGTCGTCATTGCCGCCAAGTGCAATAATCAGAAGGTTGGGGGTGAAGTTGGTAACATTAGTCCACCAGGACACCGCGGGATCCGCCGCCCAAGGTCTCGCACCAACTGCAATAATTGTTCCGGGATCATTCAGTTGTTGCCAGCCATAGCCGCCGATCGAGAAGTTCTCAAAGTTGAGCGTGATCGAATTTCCATCGCGGTCATGGGTATAGGCGTCATGAACCGCTCGTTTCACGGTGAAGCCCAGATTGTCGATTAAGCCCGCGCTGTTAAACTGCTCGCCGTTCTGGCTTGGATCCACACCGTTGGAATCGCCAACAAAGGCGACATTGGCCGTACCTGATTGGATCGCCTCTTCAATCCGGCGTAGATGAGACGCGTTCAGCGTGTTGGTAATGTCGGGCAGCTGGCTGACGTGCATCGGCGCTGGCTGCAGGAAACCTGCTATATTGTCGCCATCGTCGACCCACTCAATGGCACCTTCGCCAACATGGATGACCTCTTGATTTTCCAGTGTTGATGTCAGGGCGCCGATTTCGTATGTGCCGGCCGGAAAGTTCAGACGTTTTAGATTGTTGGTGATGCAGAACGCGATCGCGTTTTCATAGGCCGTCTTATTGGAAGTCTTGTCGCCACCCGACACCAAGCCGAAATCTGCAACCGCATCCGGGATAAATGCCCCCGAGGCCCCGCCTCCGGAACCGCCAAAGATCACCCATTTTGCAAGACCCGGCACCTTCATTGCGATCACGGCATAGGGCCCGGTTTCTTTCAAGATCAGGTCGGTACCGGTGCCCGTGATGATATTGGAATTGTTTTTGATCGTGCAGTCTTGCGAACCCCTGACGATGTAGACCGCATCGCCTTCGCGCGCATCAACCAGATTCTCAATGTTGACGTTGGCGGTTCTGAACACCTTGCCCTTGGCGATCGAGGGTGTCGTGTCGCCATCACCAAACGTGACCGACATCGTGCTGTCTTCGACCCAGACAAGCCGACCATTGCCCGTGGTTGGCTCATAGATCTTGGATCGATCTTCGGTCTGGTCGCCGTCAATATCGTATTGATAAACCCGGGGCGGCGTGTCACCGATGGCCTCATCACCCAGCAACATGATCAGGTCGCCGTCTGCCCAATAGTTCTGTGGGTTTTCAAAAGCCTTAAAATCTGTGCCGGTCTTGAAGGTGGCTTTGAAGAAACCCTGGCCATGGAAGATCTCATGGGAATAGGCGCCGACACGAATGGTCGGGATCGAGTTGACGATCGCGATGACATCATCAAGAAGGTTGGTGTCATCCGGCAGACGCGGAATCTGAACCTGCCACCTGACACGCTCCCAGAGACCGCTTGTCGTGCCGCTCGAGAAGGTTTCCTTGCCGTCGCCAGCACCGACACCGGATGAATTGAAAACGAACAGACCGCCCTTCTGATTGGTGGTGTCGCGGACAAAAACCGGATCATCAGAGATGTCGTCGAGCAATTGCATCGCCGCGATGTCAGCAACAATGATTGTGTTCCGGAAGTTGTTGGCAAAGCCGATCGTGTTGTCGCCCTTGACATAGATCATCTTGGACGCCGGCATGGTGCCGTAAACCGCATGGGTACCGGAGCCAAGGTTGATCTTGGCGTCCCCGCTCGAGGAATCGAGCACCGTGTCACGGGTCAGCGAGTTCGCGGCATCCAGCGTGCCGATACCAATCTCCCATTGGAGATCGGCAGAAATCAGCATGTAGTAGGTTGAATCCCCGATCGAACCCTGGTCGGATTCCGAGAAACGTATATGCAGCGACTTCGACGACAGCAGTGTCAGGCTGCCCTCGCCGGTACCGGTGCAATTCTCACCCAAACTATTGTCGATGAAAAACGCCATTGGAAATCCCTTAAGGCATAAAAAAACCGGCTCGCGCCGGCATGTTCGTTATTCGTTGTTGATCAAGCGATCTGGAGTATCGACAGCTGGACCTCTTGAACCCTTGGGTCGCCCGCATCGTTGTTGCCGTAGAGCTTGATAAGGGTGTTTGCTGTCACCGTGATAATGCCGCCAGTCACCATTTGGAAAGTGGTGAACTGTGTCGAGCCAGCGCCCTTGCCCCGGATCCAGTGAGCCGGTTCCGAGCCGCCGACGGTCGCGTAAAAGGTCATCGCGCTATTGGCCACGTTTGCGATGCCTACCGCCTTGGCCATAACCCAAAACGTCCCGGCAATGTCAATGTCGACTTCTTCATTTCCCGGGGTGTGCGTGAAGGACCCGCTATTGTGCTCTTCGGAATCCAGCTGCAGCAGCGTATCAGTCCCGATGTCAATAGTGGTGGTGTCGTACCAGTCGCCATATGCAAGAGACGGCGTGTTTGCTCCCCAAACGGCATCGGTTCCGTCAGACTTTAGAATGGTACCATTTGCGCCCAGCGCGTAACGAACCCAATTGGTGCCGTTGTGACGAAGGATGTCACCACGCACCGAACTTGCCGGGGCCAAATTGTCAAACGCAGCTGTTCTGTCCGATGCCCCGGTTCCGCCATTGGCAACAGTAAGATCAGCGCCGGACCAATCGTCATTGTTGACTGTGCCCTTGACCGCGAGAGCGCCCAGACCAAGCGTGGTCCGCATCGTTGCCGCATCCGCATCGTCCAGCAATGTCTTTGCAAACGCGGTGAGATTGGCTGAGATCCAATCCAGTTCTGAGTTCCAGGCCTGAACCGTTGATCCAATGTCGTTGTTGTCGAGAACCGCGACATTGTTTCTGTAGAGGGTCGCAAAGTTTCCGGACCCAGCCCCTTTGTTTCCGCCCGTGACGCCCTCGGTGTGGAAGGATACTGCCTGGAACTTGTCGTCAACCTTAAATTGATCGTTTGCCTCGTCCCAAAGGAATGACTTATCGGCGGATGTCCCGCGATTGAAGAGAAGACCAACATCTTCAGTCGGTGCCCCGGTGACATCTGAGTTCAGCTCGAGAATATTGTCGTGATATTGGACCGTGGTCGATTCCACGGTCTGGTCGTCACCGCGAAACACTACTGGCAACTGGAAGATCGCTTGACCATTCTCGAACCTGAGAACTTCGACACCGCCGACGATGGCAGAAAGATCGCCAGATCCGGTGACACCTAAACCGGTGCCGGTCTGTGATTTGTCGGGCCTGATATTCGGAACCGTGGCGCTTGACGTGATGTCGAGGATTGCCGGACCGTTTGCATTCGACCCCTCAATTCGATCCTGGATCTCGAGATACTTGGTAAAGCTGACCCGGTCCGCAGATGTGCCGGCCGAAATGAGACTAAAGAACGTGGTATCGGCACCCTGGTTTGATCGGGCCCCGAAATCCATTTGTCCGGTAACGCCTTTGACAAATACATAGTCATTCGGATCCGTGACCTTGGCGGTACCGAAGAACCCCAACATCGCATCGGCGGCGTCTTTGTTGATCTCGAGAAGATCGTCGAAGGACTTCTTGTTGATCGTGATCGTTCGCCGCGTCCAGAGTCCCAGGCTTGGCGAGTCGTCAGCTTTGAAGGTGTCTTTGTCGTCGGCGGCCGCAACAGACGTGGCGCTCCATTCAAAGAGACCGCCCATCTCGTCGTCTACGGCGTTCTCAAGAACGAAGACACGCTCGCCGTCTGTGAGATTGGCAAACTCCAGGGCTTTCAGTTCGGCGATATTGTTCAAGATCACGGCGAAACGAACCGGCGTCGGATCGTTCATTTCCCCATTTGAGCCGAGGAACATGCCGATCTCGAAGGGGAATACGATCGAGACAACGTGCTGATTGGAACTCAAGCTGATCTTAGCGCCGGAGTTCGAGGAATCGATAATCGTCGTCCGCTCGAGCGTCGAAGTACCGCTGTATTTGTAGAACCCGACTTCCCATTCGTCGCCATCGACAAGCTGACAAGGCAACAACGTATTGGGGCCAGGCGAAAACTGCGACGAGCTTTGAAAAGCTCGGAATCCATCAACGGGCTGATCGAGTGTCAGGTCTTCCGCATTTTCACCGCTGCACTTCTCGGCAACCATGTTATCGAAGTAGAGTCGCGCCATATCAACGGCTCTCCCTAAACGTGAAGTCCTGTCTCAGAAGCTCAAAGCTTGTGTGAACCGCTTGGTTCGCGCCTTCCTCGACGCAGAGCAAAACATTGCGCGCAAGATCTGTGTCTTTCCGACCAAACAGCATTTGACCGGATTGCCCGCCGTCCCGGACGACATCTTCGAAGCTTTCTTCCGCTGTTTCCGGGAACAGATATGTCACATCCCAAACCCGGTATTTCTCGCCGGCACTCGGGAACTGTGTCGCCGTTCTTTCCGCTTCCGGGATCGTCGCTTTCTCCGTCCAGCCCTGACCCGCGCCATAGACGAAGTTGTAAGGCGGCGAATATCTCAGCCCCGCAAAGGGGCGCCCGATGTCGAAGTATCCAAGCGCCGCCCGGCTTGTTCCGGTGATCGTGCAGCGCCAATATCGTGCGGTCTGCGGCGTGCTGATCAGATGGGTGTGATAGCCGAACCCGATATGAATGTTTGAGTTCTCAGCACTCGGATTATAAACCGGTGTATCGACCCCCGGAGTCTGGCCGTCACTCCAGAGCTGATGCAACACCTGATCGTCGGCTGCCAAGGGTGCTTGCTCGGTGTTGGCGTCATGGCCATGGAATCGCTGAACCAAAAAGGCAAGGGTGTCGATCGATTGATCAGATCCAAAATCCACTTGGAACCAACCGTTTTCGCTTTGAGTTCGCCATAGCTTGCCGACCTGCCGTCGCTGCAAGTTGCTCACCGGCATCGTGGCGACCTCACTTGAAGCGGTCACCATGACGCCAGGCAAGTCGACAAGATTTAGGGCACAGATCCAGGACATTAACCGGCCCTCAATGAAAGCGTGACCGTCAGCTCGCGCATGTCGAACCGGCGCCCAATGATCCGGAACTTCTTCCCGCTCAAGCCGTAACGAGGGTGATCGACCTCAAGAATCGAGGTGTCTTTAATGCCAAACCCGATACGTCCAAGCTTTACCTGGATAAACAGCTCATCGCCCGATACTGATTGGAGAACCGATTCCAGCCGTTGCCGGGCTGGTTCGAACTCCTGGTAACCCGTCGCAATCGTCGGGACCTCGACCGCATTGGGATGCGTTTCGAGAATGTCTTCGGTTTTCGAGACTTCCGTGCCGTCCTGCGTATAAAGCTCAACCTCTTCTTGGGTCAGCGAACCGGCAAGCTCGTCTTCCGTATGCGGAGACCAATTCCGGCGATAGAGGTATGTCATTTTAAAGCGTGGCTGAAACGGCGGCGCCACTGTTTGAATGGACAGGATGTCGGATTCGACCAGAGTGCGAGTTGTTCCAAGATTGTCGGCAGATGAGAGATCGGCGACGATCAGACGACTATCGATACCCGCCCCATAAGAACCGTTATAGGGCCTCAGGATCTCGTCAAAGATTTCGGCGATGGTTTTGCCGTCGCCGGCACCACCACGTTCAAAATGACCCACAATGCCGTCTTGAAGCGCGAAGAAAAACGGCCTGTTAATCTCTGCCGGATCAATTGAGGCGTATTGTTCAGCAAGCCTGAGTAAGATCGTGCCGGCCTGATTGACATATTCGAAACCGGAATAATCCCCCAAAATATCGAAACGGATCTCTGCTTCCGGATCGGCTTGCACATCGGCGATATTCGTGCGCGCCCATCCCGTTGCCAAACATGTCGCGTAGTACCCTGCCGGAATTTCAGCAAGACGAAGTGCAGCAACATTCGGGAAGTCGCCGAACCAAGTCAGAGCAAGTCCCCGATGTCTCGCGGCGCCAACACCAAAGATCCGACCATTGTGGAGACGAAATAACTCCTCATCTTCAATGACCAAGACACCCTGACAATTGAAACACTGACCAAAGGCCAGGGGCTTCCGATGTCCTTGCAAACTCGCCGGGCCTTCAAGACCGCCTGTCCCGCGAAAGCGATCAGACTGCAGCTGCCTATCAAGCCTAGAAGCTGGACCCGTTACATTGATCGACAGCTCGGTATTGTTCATCGCCCAGCCGGTGGCGGTGGCTTCGGCGATCTTCACCCAGTTTCTGGTGTCCTCCAGTGCCGGCGCCAAATAGGTCGTGACCGTTTGTCCGTCGGCCGAGTAATTCTCCAAAAAGGTATCAAGTTCACCGTCTCCGGCTTGCAACCGGACTTGTGTCAGGCTTTGCCGCGCCCTGGCGGTCGCCTCCGGAACAACCGGTTTCGCATCGGCCAGATCCAGCGCCTGCAACACCCGGGCTTCGCAGATCAGATTTGGCCGTTTCGTGTCGGTCGGCGTCGTGATGAACCACCCGTCCCCGTAGATCCGTGAGATGGAGTCTGGTGACGTTAGATCCGACACGCCTGGCGGCAACCCAATTGCGTGCTGTCCTATTGCCCGGCTCGCCACATCAGGATTAGGCGCCTCGCGCTCGACCATATTGATCTCAACCAAGACGATGGGTGTCCTGACACCGAAGTCGATCAGCTCCTGGAACGCGCCTGTGGTCGCATCAATGGGGTCAAGCTTCGCGAACGGCTCATTCGCAAAGACAGCGGTTCCGAATGTCATGTGATTTAGGTTCCGGTCCGTAGCGAGTCTTGGGCGTTGCGGGTCTGCAACTCGACTTCAATTCTGTCCAAGCGGTTTCCGTTGGATCTGATGTTGTCGCGGATGTCTTCCAGGATTGGCTTCAGCACAGCCGTTTGAGCCTCTGCGGACCCGTAGATGTCGCTTGGTGTCACCAGTGAACTGTTGTCATTGGTCGCGACATTGGTAACCAGCTGTGTTGCGGCAAGCTGATTGATGACCGCCGCTATGGAGGTTTCAAAATCCCCCGAAGCAATGCTTTGAAGGTATTGCTCGGCTGTCGTGCTGCCCTCAAGCAGACCTTTAATATCGGTCAACAGACTGATTTGATCATCAAGCTTGTCGAGCTGCAGCTGAGCTTCCGTCGCCATATCCAAGGCGCCGGCGCCAACCTCTTCGAGAGCGTCATTTACTCGCGCCAGTTCGTCTTGGAACGGCTGGGTCGACGCGAACATATTACGCGACACATCGATCAGGGAATCCGCGACCTGCGGCAAAGCCCTGAGCGCACTCTCATTGCCGAGCCGTGATTCCGCGACCAATGTGTCAAATCTTCCACGAAGGTCTTCCAAGTTCTCTGCACCCGAGGCAGATGAGAACCTGGATACAAGGGAATCTCTTGTATTCAGAATGTCCTGACCAAGCCCCTGGAAGGTCGAGGCGCGGGTCGCGATTAGGCTTTGTTCTTCATCAAACAGGCTAAGGATCCGGGATCTCTCCTGATCGGCAAGATTGTTGACGAAGTTTGTAAGCTCAGTGCTGTTGAGGCGTTGAACCGCATCGAGATCAACTGAACCACCTGCCGCAATGATGGCATTGGCTTCGTCGGTCCTGGTCTCAAATGTTTCGAGTAGCGACACCAGAGAAGCCCGCGCCGGGTCCGTGGCCTGCAGCAACGCTTGCTCCACGGATTGATTGAAGTCGGCAGAAAGACCTGCAACGGTATCGTCGAACGCTCGTTGGAGGCCTGCAGTGGACTCTCCTGCGGATTCCATGGACCGACGCAGCTTCTCAAAATCGCTGGTGAGATCCGCGATTGAGCCGCCGGCCTCAAGCGTTGACTGAATGAATTGTTCGAGTTCGGCCTGATTGAGTTGCTCGGCACGAAAGAGGGCTTGAGCTCCTTGACCGACGGCCTGAACATCCGCGAGCCTTTGCTGCTGTGCCTCGAGTAGATCGTCAAATGCGGCGAGAAGCGGATCGGTGATCTGTAGATACGCTTCGCGATACTCACCGGCTACGGTTTGTCTCAGCTCTCTTTGCGCCGACCTAAATGCGGCATCGACTTCGCCAAGCCCATCGGCGCCGACAACCGCACGGACCGCATCTCGCGCCGCGACCAGATCATCGACCACCTGTTCGATATTGGACTTGGTGTCGCCCGTAATGTTCTTGATGATGTCGTCAAAGGTTTTGACAGCATCCAGCGCCTCTCCCAAAGCATCGACGGATGCCCGAGGATTGAAGTTATTGATCACGCTTTCAGCGAGGCTTGGCAGGCCTTCAATCAGACCACGATCTAAGGCGTTCTGGAGTGCGGCAATTGTGGCAATGCCCATCGCCTGGGCTTCGTCCTGGATGTTCTCAAACGTAAAGCCTCGCGACAGATCCCCGGTACCGGCAATGAACGGGCCCACATCGCGCTCAGTCGATCCGAAGCCGGAGATCGTGTCGACGCGGCCACTCAAGGTCGCATCAAAGGCGTTCAGGATGCTGTTTGCGTTGTCCGCGATGGCTTGCGCCGCTTGGCGACCGACCGCAGCATCGGCACCGTCAAGAGAGTCGACGCGGCCGGCACCAAATTGACCGCCTGCAACATTTACACGACCAAATACGTGCTCATAGTCCTTGTCGCCAAAAACACCGCCGCCCAATGACCCGAGCAGAGATCCGATACCGGCACCAACAGGCCCACCCGCGGCAAAGCCAATCGCTCCGCCTAGACCACCGCCGATTTGTGAACCGGACTGGCTCACTCTGTCAGTAAACAAACCCGCAGCGGTTTGGCCGAGACTAAATCCCGCGAATGCGAGCCCAGCGCCCCTTGCCAAAGTTGACAATCCACTGGTGAAGCCGCCTTCAAAAATGGAGGTGAGGCTGTCGCCACCAAAAAGCCCATTAAAGCCGCCGTTTAGATCGCCCAGAATTCCGGAAAGACCGCCGCCCTGACCATATACACCGAACCCTGTTCCAAGGGGGTTGGCCCTTGTCACACCGGTTTGGCCGGTGAGAAGTGGAATGGATCCGCGCGCACCGTTCGGACCGGATCCACCAAATAGGCCGCCGAACAGGTTCCCCAGCCCAAACCCGCCGGACTGACCGGCAGCGCTTACAGACGCGCCGCTGAACAAACCATTGATCTGTTGAAATACGGGCTGAAAGAGATTTGCAATCGCGGCATTGCCCAATTGCTTCAGCAGGTCTTTGAAGAAATCGCCTATATCTTCAAACGCATCGAAGCCGTCACGTTTGAATTGCTCCCAAAGATCGACAAACCCGTCTTGTGCGGTTTCGAGCCAGTCTTGCAAGGGCTCCTTTTCGATTTGCTCCCAAATGTCGACCTGACGGTCTATTTCTTCAAAGCGGTCAGAAACTTCCTTGGCTTGGCGGGCCAACTGCTCAAGTGAATCATCATTCGCAGCGCCCTGTGCCAAAAGGTCTTGTTTGATCGCCATCAATTCATAGGCGTCCGATCCTTGACGAAGGGCGGCTTCCAACTCCCCAATCTGCTTGATCTGTTCATCCAGATCGGCCTGCAATTGAGCGCTGGTCAGAACACGGTTCTTTTCCTGAATAGCTTTGATTTGCTCTTTCTCGGACTGGGTAAGCGCCTCACCCTTTTGTGCGGCCGCATCCAGCATCGCGGCATAAAGCTCGCCGGCTTCTGTGCCGTCCTTATAGGCTTCTATCAGCCCATCAAGCTCTTCGGATTGGGCTTGGAGATCTAGAGCGAAGTCGGATAGTCCGCCGCCTGCTTCGTCTAGGGTGTTTCCTAGACCTTCAAGAGCATCGGACGCAGCCGCAGCTTTCTCGGCCATCTCGTCGGAGATCTCGATCTCAGCAACCTTCGTCTCAATGTCTATGGTGAGTGGCTTGAGGTTAGCCTGAGCGTCCGCAACAATTTGGTTTGCCCGCTCGATGCCTTCTGAAATCCCCAGCTCTAAATCATTCGCTGTGAATTGCGCGACTGCAGCTTTCACCCCTTCAATATCGCCAGTCAGAGCAGACGAAATAATTGAGCCCAGACTGGAGAAGCCTGACTTAATGAAATCGAAAAACCCGTTGTAGATGTCTTTCAGCGTCTGAACATTGCTTGCCGTTAGGTCGACCCACGCCGTCGCAAAAGTGCCAACGTTGTTGAGGAGATTGGAGAACAACTCAACAACTCCGCTAGCAAGGGCCCGTAGCCCTACCCACCAATCTTCCGTCCCTGTTAGCGCCAGTGATATTTCTTCTCGATAGGCAAAGAGCGCAGCGCCAGCGGCTGCGAAACCAGCAACTATCAATCCTATTGGGTTGGCCAAAAGCGCGGCGGTCAACGCTTTGGCGCCAGCAGCAGCTGCAATAAACAAGGAAGGCAAGGCACCTAATGAGGAAATCAGCCCCACTAATGCAGAACCGGCCGCAAACGTCGCAATGCCAGCAAGGGCGCCTAGGATTATGTCAATGTTATCGCCAATGACTCCTGCGGCAATCTTGACCGCGGCAACAACACCATCGAAAACCGTGCCCATCACTGAGCCGATCACACGCGCTGTTTCTAGTATCTGTTCTGAGTTGTCGTTCCAGAACTGATTGAAGTCGGCCAACGCCCCCTTCATCGACTCAAATATACCGCCATCGGCAACAGCGATACGGAACGAAAACCACTTGTCGGCCATCATAGACACTTGGCCATCCCAGGTGTCAGCCAGGCGTTCAGCAGTGCCCGCAAATGATGCTTGGCCACTCTCGAAGAGCCTGAGTATCTCGGCGACCGTCTTGTCAGCGGAGGCCTTTGCTTCGTCCGACAACTGCAGCGCATCGGTTATGCCTTTATCTTTGAAGGTTTCAGCAGCCGTAATGCCTGATGAAATGACCTTAATCATTTGCTCAGTTGTCTGCTGAATGCTGAGTCCTGTGGCCGCCGCAATGTCCCCTATGACAGGGATGAGCCGATTGACCTTCTCGGTGTTTCCTTGAACAACGGCCGTCAGGTTGGTAGCGGACTCCATGATCGCCCTGAACTCAAAAGGCACCTGACCGGCGAAGTTGGCCATGTCTTTGAAGACCATGTTGGCACGGTCCGAGCTTTTGAGGACCGACTCCAAACGCACGCGATAATTTTCCGCCTCACTGGCGGCGCTGATCATTGCTTTAGTGAACAAGCCACCCGCCGTCACAGCTGCCGCTGCAGCCGCGGCAAACGCAGTGGCCATCTTTGTCGTCGACTTTTCCAAGTCCTTCGTTTGGTTTTCCGCGTCCTCAGCCGTGTCAGTGAATCGATCGAGCGCGCGATCAGCCTGCTTCAAATCAGAAGTATCAATACTGATTGAAAGCTGGGCGATGTCGGTCATTTCTGATTGATCTTTTCCATGGCCTTTTTGCGGTAGACAACGTCCAGAGCATCCAGGAGATCAAACTCCCAGAGGTGGAACGAGACATGCCGATTGATTTGATAAGACTGAAGCTCTTGCTCAGTGATCGGGTTTGGAATGATCACGCCAAACCCTGCCTGGCTAATGCGCTTATTGTTTAGGCGGTGAAAGTGCTGCCAGAGATAGTCAATGTCCTTTGGAAAGACGGGAAGCTCTGCCTCCGGAACCTTCGCGCGATTGGCCGGCAGGCTGTTCTGGGCGAACCGGCTGATTTGATCGGATGCAGACTTCGCTTTTCTTTCTCCGCCCTCACCAAAGGCAAAGAAAAGTTCAGCGTAGTTTAGGAGTCGTCCAGCGACTCCGCGGTAAAATTCAGGAGTTCAGAAACCTCTGTGTAAGCTTGTGCATAGAAAAATGGATAATCTTCCCAGAACCGCATCATCAAGCCTTCCCGCTTGGTGGCTGAATCGGGCATCTCCATCGGTGACCCGTCCGGCCCAGGACACCATTCAGTTTCCTTCAACAGGTTTGCCAAGCGCCGTTTTGACCAATTCGACTGCATGTATTTCGTATCAATGCGGATAAGCTTTGTTTCCGGATCCATCGCCATCCCGCCAGGAGGCTCGGTTCCCTTGTTCTTCTCCACCCAATCTTTATCGCGCTTACTATCGAAGCCGTAAAACTTCTGGCGCACAGGCTTGTCTGGGTCGTCCTTACCATCCTCACCGTTCTCGAAAAGAGGGGCGCCCTCTTTGGTTCTTGGGTCTTTGTAGTGAACCCAAATTCCATCTTCGATTTTATCTGTTACGCGCAGTCCTGTGACATTTGACATTTGTGCCTCCTGGTTTTGCCAATAAAAAACCCCGCCGGAGCGGGGTACAAAAAATTCCAATTCTGGTTTTCTATTCCGGCCTTATGTACCTAGCCTGAATGATGAACGCCTCTGTGGGTTTGCCAGACGGATCGATTAGATAATAGTAGGCGTTTCGCGGTGACAATTTTAGCGGCTCACCAGATTGACTAATCACGGACCCTTCTGGCCGCCAGACGACTCCCAAAATTCGCCCGGCCCGTTTCCCTCTCAACCGCTCTGGCCCAGCTTGAAAGACGGCCGACTTGCCCACGTCTTGACAGTATGGATTTGTGTCAATCAAACAAACCTCAAAGTTGGCCCACTGCGTTTCTGCTATAAACTCCCAAACTTTGATCTGCTCTTCGGACGATAGCGTTGGCGTGGCGGCTTCTCCAAACTCATCCGCTTGGGCTGCCGTCCCGGTGTCTTTCACCTCTGGCAACGAGAATACCCAAATTATGAAAACACCAATTAGCGCGATCAGAATAAACATCGCGTTTCGTTTTATTGGGTTTATCCCAGCTTGCCCTGTTGCCATAGCGCCCTCCCGCTGCAACCCTAGCGGCTGAATGGGAGGACATCAATATTCTTGGATAAAGCCTTGATTTAAAGTGGCAGGACGCGAGCGCTTCGGAGGCACCCGGCGCCCGCGCCCCTATCCGCGCGCCTTAGCCTCTTTCACCGCACCTTTGACGATTGCGGGCCAGTTCGCGACGGAAATCCGCACCATGCCATCTGGTGATTTTTGGGAGTGCCCATATTCCAAAGCTGGCCCATACGGAAGGTTATTGGTTATATAAGCTGCGTTGCCTACGAACTCCCCGTTGGTCACAGCTCTTTCGATTTGATCAAAGGCGTGATCAGCCGACTTTTGCTCTGCATCACTACCTGAGAAATCTACTTCTTCGATTGTCAGGTCAGGCGAGCCAATTGCCACATTCCAGTTGGCTCGAAAACGCCCGGTATCGACGGGCGATTCCATAACCACTCGCTTACTCAGTTCCAGAACCGAGCTTTTAACAACACGCTCGGCTCGTTCTTCGTACTTCTTGGCGAACCGATCGATGTCGTCCTTAAAGCCCATTAACTGAGCGTCGAGTCCTGGAACAAGAAGGTCCCATCAAACCCGCCTGTGACCCCGGTTTGGTGCTCAGCGGAGAACGTGATGGTTTCAGGGGTTGCCTTTTCGTCATCTCCCTTAGACACTCCGATACGACATTTGGGGAAATAGAATGACTTGAAGTCCTTCGGATCCGTGCCGGCTTCCTCGATCCTAAAGAGAATGGAGATGCGAGTGGCGGCCTTTGCCTTCTTCTGAAGCGCGTTATCGATACGAATAGCGGTGAATGAGCCACCGACCGTCGGCTTGCCGTAGAAGATGTCGATGATCAACTGAGAACCGACAGCGTCCCTGCCTTCGGCCTGCCAATCAATATTGAATGAAGCATCCGTGATAACAGCCGACACCACGCCATCGATAAAGACGGTGCCGACAGGAGATGCTAGGCCACGGACAGTCGGCTCAGTCGGTGTCGTGAACCAAGGGGACTCAACTGTCTCAAGCGGCGTTCCATTGCGCCCAATTCCAGTGTACTGCACCGTTGCCGGATTGGATCCGCCGGGAATACTGACTGACATCCCAGTCCAGACAACATCCTCCAAACGGGTGCTCTGGTCGGGCTCCAGATCGTAATCATCGATCGTGAAATAATTTTTCGTTCTCGCCGTTGTTGGGTTGAACGTATAGTGACCCGGCATCGCAAGTACTGCATCGGCATCGCCAACAGCATTGTCGACAAGTGTTTCCGCCACTGTTAGGACTGTCGCCGCAACTGCGGTGACAGTGAGGTTGATGTCGTTGTTCGCCGCATCAGGAAGGTTAGCGGCTGGGAAACTCATACCGGCCAGCCAGCCGTCAGTCAGGAATGATTCGCCACCGCCGGCAGCCCTGACAAACTGATTGCCGTTCTGTGTTGTAATCTCATCGCCGGCACTTGCCGTAGTCGTAGGGCCGGCGGTAAAGTCGCGTCTCGCAATAGACTCATCGATCTCGGAATGAGCACCAAGCAACATAGGCGAAGGAAGTTGACCACTTACTCTAAACATCCCTTCTTCCATTGGGTCAGGCTGCCCAAGCGAGTTTGAAGTCGGGATCGATACCCCCTCAGTTTCATCGGTAAAACTGAAACCGCCTGGGCTGCGGTGGAGTATCGTTGCGCCAGCACCGGTCGCCGCGGGCACGCCGCAACCAGTTTGTTTCTTCATGGAAATAACCCGGTTTTCACCGGTTGCGACCGTTACGGACATTTTAGGGCTCCTTCGTAGGGAAGGCCGACGTCATCTCGACGCTGGCGAACGGCTTGCCCAAGGCCGGTTTCTGGGCATGAAAAAACCCGCTCGAAGCGGGCTCAGGTGAATAAGAAGTAGTAGACTGTGACCGGTGTGATCCACCACTTGGGGTCCACGGGGTCTTCGTAAGGTTTGCCGATATGGCTGTTCAGGATACAGACCGTTGTTGCGCCTTCCGTGAGATCGAGTCCGTCATAGAAATGCGCCTTTATCGCGTCTGCTCTTGCATTGGCATCTGCATCGCCGGTATCGGCCTTGACGAAGATCAAGACCTGCAGGAAGCCATCCCACTGATTGAGTCCCGTACCGCCATAAGCGATCTTGTCGGTCTTCGTGTTGACGACGTTGAGTCGCTGGTATTGGTCCAAGCCTTCCAGAACTTCTGTCTTGATGATCTGGTTCGGCCTCTGTGTTTCCCAAGTCGGATCCATCGTATCGACATGATCACAAAGGGCCTTGGATACATCTGCAAAGCTCATGCGACGATCTTTACAATATAGACGATTGGAGTTTGTCCTGGATTGACTTCGCTCAGCAGCTTCAGAACCTTTTTGCCAGTCTTGCCGTCATAATCCACCTCGTCGCCATGTGACGGAACTATCGGAAGGTCTCCCGCCCAAATGACGAGCAAGCGCTCCCCCTCTTCGACCAAAAACTTTGCGCCGAGCCTCTCCCCGTCATCGAAAGGAGCACCAGCTACTTCGGTATGAGTTGAAACCGTCGATTTTGTCTTTTTTGATTTGTTGGCCGGATCCTGGACATATTCGATTTGCCTGTACTCATCGAGAGTCTGGCCAGCTTCCTTTATGCCTTCACCCACCTCTTCCAGAACCTCAGCCCAGTCGACCTTTTCAACCATTGTTGATGACCGTCAATTCAAGATCAGCGTGTCAGTGGCGACCAGAAAAGGACCAAGCAGGTCCATCAGGATCTCGTATGATGTTCCTCCCGGGGCACCTTCGAAATATTCCTTCTCAGTGGTGATAGGACCCGCCACGACCTTCTTGCGCTTGATCATGTCGCCTCTGGCCAAAGACGGTTGAAGCGTTCCTGGTGTCACCAATTCGATCAATGAGCCTTCGGCTTGAAGGTTTATGATTCCTGTCGGAATTGTCGTTGAGCTGATCGCGTTTCCGTCCAGATCCACCATTCCGTAACGAGGAAACGGCAAGGTCTGGTTCACACTTACGCGCCGGCCTTGCATTCGTCCTTCCTGGGAGACAAGCCACCGCATGAAGCGATGAGAGGCTGGCTCCTTTATCGTAGTATCATCACCGGTCCAAGTCGTGTTGCCATACTTGGTGTGATAGGCGTCGAGGTCGGATACCAACTGGAAGCTATCGGCATTCGCAACAATGGACCCGTCCTCGACAATCAACGGCATGATCTACTCCTGAAGTGCTTTGAACACTTCGTCACGTTGTGCGGCCGTGACGATTTCGCCTGTCAGCTCTTTCAGCTTGTCCAGGTTTGGTTTTCCCGTGTTGGTCAGGCAATCTTCGTTGCCCGGCTCCATGCAGTGCATGACAGCCTCTTCCAGAGAAAGCACCTCACTGCCGGCGCCGTTGTCTGTTTCGTTCTGTTCGTCGCTTGGCGCGGCATTATTAGGCGATTCAGCAACGGGATCGGGCGAGTCCACTTGCTCATAGCCTTTCGCAAGCGCCTGTTCGTGCCCCAGACTACCTTCTTCGCAATGAATTAGCTGGCCGTCCTTCTCAAGTGTGATCAAGTCTTGTTCCGGCATTGATGTTGCCTCCTAAAGATAAAAATGGGAGGGCAGCGAACTACCCTCCCAAGGTTTCAGATTAGCCAAGAACCCGTGTAAGGAGCTCTGGTTGTTGAGCCTTCGCCCCGCAAAGCAGGTCGAAGGAAATCGTGTCTTTCTTCGAGTCGGAGTCGTAGTCATAAACGACACGAATACCCAAGCCTTCATCACCGATATATTCCGCGTTCGCGGCACCCCGTGGCAATTCAAGCGGAACGATCGCTGCCGTGAGCCCGTCCCCATGACCCGCCAGGTTGGCGACGTGGTTGCCGATCACTGTGATAGCAGCGTTATCGGCAAAGCCACCAGCAGGCGCTGCTGGCTCAAATGCAATGCCCGTAAATGCGCCGGTAGATGCCGCGATGTTGGCTGTGACTCGGTAATGCCCAGGTGCGCCAGCAACGGTGAAAACATCGCCTGCAACCAAGGTATTGGTGCCTGTTGCGGAATCCGCGTTCATAATCACAGCGTCTTCTGCAACCGCTCCATTCACTGCCAACGGTGAATCCGCTGACGCCGTGCCGGCGGTATGGCTATAGACGTTCTGTCCCATAAACCAGTCCAGGCCAAGAAACTCTCCCATCGAAGCTTTCCGCAGTGCCGTACCGGCATCGCCACGCTTGTCCGCCTGGGTGGCTTCGGGAATTTGCAGGAATTTGGCCTTTGCGGTTGGATTAACGATTCCAAATCGCCCATCCATCGGCACTTTGTTTATATCGAGTTGCTCACCAATCTCCGTTACCTTCGCCAAGGTGTCTGGCGGGGAGCCGGCCGTTCCGACATGGTTCGCAACTTCCACAGCCTTTCCAAGAATGTACTTGTCAACTGCCTCGGCAAGAGCAAGAGCTGCAGGACGAATGACCCTGAATGCAAACTTATCGAGCTCTAAGGTCCATTCTTTTGAGGTCACGCCGACAGTGACGTCGAAGTGCTTTTCCAACACCAGACTGACCCCATTCTCGTCAATGTCTTGGGTGACTGTTGAGCCAGCAAACTCCTTGGCCTCAAAGGTTGCCGGGCCGCTGACCGTTACAGTGTCACCGACTTTGGCTCCTGTGAACTCTTGAGTATGGCCACGATGGAACAAATTAGCTGCCACCATGTTGTTCCGCAAAAGCATTAGGGTTGTCCGCGCCACAACTGACGGGGTAATGAAATTATTAGGCATCTCGGCCTCTCCTTCTGTTGGGAAACGACGTCATCACGACGGCGTTCGGGGTGTTGCGGCGGCCCCCGTCGAGGGTTACGTCGCGTTAAATTGATCGTTAAATTGTTTCTCAAATTCCTTTTGAGACTTGGCGTTTTCAAGCGCCTTCATCCCTGAGGGCCCAGGTCCGCCACCATCAGATCCGACATTGCCGGCGCCCTGATTGCTGAGATCCATAAACCACGGTCGGCTCGACTTGTGCTCCTCAAAGAATTGCTGAGGTGTGAAGTCTGATTCATAGCCGCTGTTTTCGCGCACCGAGGTCTCGAACTCATCATTGACCGAGAAAACCTCGCGACCCGCCCTCATCGCATCATCGATCGAGTGCGACTGAACACCGGCAGCGATTGCTGCATCCTTCAGATCACGATCCACCGTCAATGAGCTGATCTTTTTGTCGCGGGTTGCCAGCCCTTCGTCACGTTTCTGGATTTCTGAATCCTTCTTCTCGAGATCCTTTTTATGGCGGTCCTGCATGCGCTGAGTACGCTTGGCTACGATTTCCTCGATCTTTTGATCGTCACCTTCAGTCAGCTCACCGGCTTCAATCTTGTCCTTGATTTCTTGCAACTCTTCGGCTGCCGCCTTGAGATCGTCGATCGTGAAATCGCCAAGGGAGTCCAGTAGCTCCTGAAGTTCTGTTTCTTTTTTTCTCAGGTTCTCGATGGTTTTCTTCTTGCCGCCCTCGTCCTTGACAAGCTTAGCAAGGGCATCAACCAGCTTAAATTTACCGTTTTCCTGCTCGGCATAGAGACCCTGAAATTCTTCAGGAACGACGTCGAGTCCATCGACAATAAGTGGGAATTTGAACATTAGATTTGCTCCTAAGCCGTATGGCTCTGCAATTGGGCCTCGCGCCCAAGGTTAGGCTCGTGCAGTGGCCTCGCGCCAAAGCACATTGGAACCGCCCGGGCGGCCCAATTCTTCAAAATTCTGATTGTTCGATTACTTCAGAACGGTTTTGCCGTTCTCGATGTCAATAAACCTGACCCAGCCCACACCGCGCTCATAATCTGCGATGGCGCCGACCTTTCCATAAAGAAGCTCTCGCCCTTTTTTGGTGCAGCGGATGCAGATCAATAAATTTCTATTCTGGCCCTTAAGGCTAATTCTGCGGCCGTCTGTTCTGGCCCTAGGATACGTGATGGCGACCTCAACACTTGTCAGCCCGTCGTAGTGGAGACAAAAGGGACACTCCCACTTCTCCCACTTGGAGCCGTCAGGTGCCTTGTCAGGCAGGGCTTTCCCGCCTTCGATAACCGTGAATTTTTCCCCAGCCATTTGGGGACCCTATCACATCAGCCCAGCGTCTCTAAAGGCTTGAATATCCGTCGCTCTCAATTCATCCAAAGTGTAGGTTCTGCCCGATTTCGGGTCGGAAAACTTCTCGATCTTCATGCCGTCGCGGAACAGTTTCGCCTTTGTCTTGCCCAAGGCATCCTCTTGGACCTCCTTGGGTTGTCGGCGCAGCCATTCGTCATATGTTTGATCCGCCGGCACCCGTCCATTCATACTGGACCGCGTGGCTTGGTCAGCCTCCTTATCAATGAAGGCCGCGGCGTGTGTCACTGGAACTGTTATTGAACGGCAGTTGTGGGTTATAATTCCGTTCGCGAAATATGTTCCTGACTCTGTTTCGAGGTTATACACATGCCCGCTAAAATCACTGACGTCGACGCTGACCACCTCATCTCTCTGTACAAATCCGGCATAGGCATTAAGGGTGTCGCTAAAATCATTGGGATTTCCGACACCCCAATCCGTCGCATCCTGAAAGAACACAACATCCTGCTTCGAAATCGATCTGCGCAACAACAAGCCCGCATGGACCGCATGACGCCAGAGCAGAAGAAGTCCAACACGCGAGCGGCGAATAAGGCTGCTACAGGCAGAACTCCTGACTTTCAATCGCTTAGAGAAAAGGCGATTACTGACCACCTTCGCCTTAATCGAAGAAGCAACCTTGAACTTCAGTTCGAGAAATTGTTTGGCGACCTTGGATACACCTTTGCTGCCCAATCTCCTATTGGACCATACAATGCAGACTTCATTCTCGGTTCCGTCGCCGTGGAAATCTGGGGTGGTGGTTGGCACTTCCATGGGCACCACGCCAATCGTTTTGCTGAACGCAGCAATTACATCCTCAATCGGGGCCTCAACGTTCTGATCCTCATCTTTGAACCCAGGCGGCACCCGCTCACTATTGATATGGCTCAAGACCTGGTCCCCCACCTTGAGGAACTGAGAGCCGAGCCAGCCACGAGAGCTGAGCACCGGATGGTTTGGTGTCGCCCTGAGTATTTTTCCCGATCTTGTTTTTATGGTGACGAGATCGCCCTCGAACCGCCTTTTACTAGCCGCCGAAATCCCACCAATGGGCAATACGAGACTATCCCCAGGTAAACAATTGTAATGCGCTGGGGGTCTTGGTCCTGAATTTATAGCGAAGACCTTGCCGTCGCGCGCCATGCAGATCTCTGTCGTCCGGCTATCGAGGGTCGATACCCATTGAACGCCTTTGATGACATCTGAGTTCGCTTCGAAAACCTTTTCGCGCGCCCGGTTCGACGTATGATTGACAGCAGTGCGAGTAATAGTAGCGGCACCCTTTCGACTAATGTCCAAAATGCCGTCTTTGAAATTGCGAGCCTTTGTTCCACGGATGCGCCGCATGATCTGGTCAATTGTCTCGCCCTCCAGCAATCCCATTTTTATAGCTTCGTCGACTCGCTGGGCCTTGTTGGCGCCCCACCGCTTTGCGTAATCTCTTAGAAGCTTGCCCTGGAATGGTCTCGCCGTGACGATGGCGTGAAGCTGATCGGTCGATGGCGTGACCCACTTCACATCAACCGGCACCGTGAACTTCAGGGCGTTGATTTGGAACGCGGCTTCAGCCTTGCTCAACTCCTGGAGGTTGGATTTCCAGAAGTTCATACCTTCCTGAATTGTGATCTTTTCAATGTCTTGAATGATCTCGCGGAGCTTTTCCAGCCGATCAGTTGTCGACTTGCCAACCTTCCCGATCGCATAGTTCGTTGCGTCAAGTTTGCTGAGCCGATTCAGTCGCTTTTCCAGTTTGTCCAGGAGATCCGCGTCGACCTTTGCCAAAAGCTTTATAAGCTTGGCGATGTCCGACCGTTTCAATCGCTCCAGACCGATCGCATGTCTGATCGAAATGTCTTGAAGGATCTCATTGACGGTCCGGCCGCCTAATCTCGGATCTGCCATCTGTCACCTTGTGTCGCGTGGCCCGTGGCCCTTTGCTTCAACCTTCACCTATCCACACGCATGGGGCGGCGCCCCGCGATCACAAACCGAGGCCTTCCTCTTCAATCAATTGCTGTTCGGTTTCAAAGTCTCTGTCAGACAACCCGCCACGTTGGAAATTCTCGTGCATGGTCTGCTTGGAGTATCCTTCGGCCTGCCAGCCCGCGATCAGAGCCGTGATGTCTTGAGCGGTCAAAGTCCGCATGATCAGGTCTTTATTCGGGATGATCTTGACGTCGTCCGGATTTGACCCCGCCCAATCCGCAGCGATCTTTGTGGCGGCCTCCAGCCCGGCCGCCGTGTTCATGGCGACCTCAAAGATTGTCGATGTCGAGCCCTTGGTGCGTTCCTTTTTCGCTTCGCCGCTTTCAACACTTGCGGTGCGGGGCTCAAATGGTTTTGCGGCGAGATCAGCAGCCTCAGCTTTGGCTGTGTCCAGCGCTTCACGCTGCTCACTGATAATTTTGCCGTTATATTCAATCATCCCGGCCTCGGCCCCTGATGGCAGATGCCAGACTGTGCCTGACCCAACGGTTTTCGGCGCCCTGCCCGCTTTGATCCATGCGTCGGTCATGCCTGTGACGTAGTGGGTCGGCTCAGAAAACGACAGGGACTGAACATAGCGCGCCGACAGCCGGTAGATCGATCGGCATTTTCTTGCCAGCCCGATAAACGGGATTTTGTCCGGTGCAGGATCAAGATTTGACGAACCAACAAAGATGAAAGGAATGTCGGTTAACCGCTTCCCCTTTTTTCTTGGCTGATCTTTTTCTGGGACTTCCTGCTCCTTGTACTCCTGCGAGTCCTTGGGCTTCTCAAAGCGGCGGACCCAAACGATTCCGTTGACGATTTGGTAGACTAAAAGCGCATCAACCGCCTCGTCTTCAAACTCATCTACCTCTCTCGCTGCCCCTTCTGCGAGCACCAAAAGCGATGGCTTGAACTTCCCATCAACCTTAGCCACCTTCCAGTTCCGAATCGACTCTGCGGAATAGGTCACGATGTTTGGCACGTCTTGAACCATGTCCACTGCCAAACCGATCCTACCGACACTTAGGACGTTCCGCGTTGTCTTGCGATGCAGACCGTGCATATCTAGGCCGCTTGGTGTGATCGAGTCTTTGAGGCCATCAAGCGCCGACGGTAGCTCGATCACGGCGTCCTTTTGATGGATGAACCCTACGGACCAATCAATCGCAGGCTCCACTCTTTCTGGAAAATCTGCGTCGTTTTTAAATGCCTCATAGCGTTCCTGTCCGTTCTTCTTGTCGAGAATCTGTCCAGGGGTCTTTGAAAGGTACTCTTCGCCGGCATCTTTCACCGCCTGTTCGCCGGCAATGAAGTCACGCATCAGCTTCCAGTCCGACTGCGCGGCCTTGTATTGAGGATGCAGCGCATCAACAGGCATTAGATCATGCCGCCCAACGGCATTTCGCCAACAAATGCATCATCAGATGTCAAAAAGTTGAACGCACTTGAGGAACAATCCACCCAGTCATCATGTGAGCCGCGGGGGAATGTCGTTAGTTCATCCAGGTATTCTTGATTCCAGGCCCCTTCGACCAGCTTTACATTCCCGGCCTCGGCTTGTGACGCGAACGGATTTGCTCTCACTTCCTTGTCTCCCGATTCCCGTTCGGCCGTAACGGTGTGGCCTGCCAATTTCCTGATCAGATATTCCGCTTGTGCCTTGCCCGCTTGTCCTGGATCCTGGTTCAGCCGAATGGTCAGGTCGTAACCGTGCCTGGATTGATCCTGTGTCGCCGTGTTCTTGATTGCCTCTTCCACCACATTGGATGAGGCGCGCATTCGATCGGCGTGTTCGATGTAGAAAATTCCGTTCTCCGCGACCTTCATCAAGAGACAGGCCGTGTAATCAGGATCATTCGTGCCGTCGTCTTCTGTGGCCGCTAAATCCCAGGACCTGACATACCGGCCCCCTGCTGGTGATGCTTTGACGATCTCGAACCAATGTCTCTTGAACTTGCCACCACCTCTCGGCGCCGGCCTCTGTTGGAACTGACCTGCCGTGGCATAGGACCCCATGTCGCGCTTATCGCGCTCGACAACATGCTTTGGATAACGGGGCGGCCATAGAAGCTCGCCTTTGTTCTTTCTCGGATCCTCGAATATGGCGGTGTAACACTTGCGCTCCGGCTCAAACTCCATGGGAAGCATCAAGTGCTCGTACTCATTATCCTTTGCCAATATGTGCCCGGTCAGATCCTTTTCATGCACCCTTTGCATGATGATGATCCGGGATGACGTTTCGGGGTCGACCGTCCGTGATGTAACGGACTCATCAAACCACAGCGCTTTATCGGCCCTGTCCTTCTCTGAATCGCCTTTCTTCACGTTGTGCGGGTCATCGATGATGAACCGGTCACCACGCTCCCCGGTGCTCAGGCCTCCAACCGATGTCGCGATCCTGAATCCTGTTTTGTCGTTCTCGTATTTGATCTTAGAATTCTGGTCGCCGGCGAAGTTAAACCTGTTGCCCCAATGCTTTTGATACCATTCCGACTCCATCAGGATCCGGCACCGGCGGTTATCCCGCACAGTAAGGGCCTGAGAGTACGATGCGCTCACATACCGCATGTGCGGCAGATTTAGCGGTCCCCACTCCCATGCCGGCCAAAACACCTGAACCAGCATTGATTTCATTGTGCCCGGCGGCTGGTTGATCAGGAGACGGGTGATCTCACCGTCTGTTACCGCCTGAAGATGCTCGCAAATCGCCCCGATGTGCCAACCATCCACAAACGGCCGTTGGGTCGGCTCCAGCACATGCCAGCCTTGTTTAATGAACTCCTTTAGGCTTTCCTCGGCGTCAGCCGCGTCTAGAGCGTCAAGCCCCAGCTGCGGGTTCTGCAGCGCGAGCGCTAAGGAGCTCTCTAAGCTGGTCACGTTCTTTCTTTGTCAGTTTTTTCAGTTGATCCAAGGTCATGCTGACGTTGAGCTGAGGTGTGTCGTCCTTATGCTCTTTAAACATGCCCAAATGCTTGCCGAGATCCACAAGGGCGTTGCGTTTGTCCGAGAGCTTGATTTTGGTCTTGGTCACCGTTACTGGGCTATCGCCGACCTTGGTGGATTCCACATTGACTTCACTGAGTGCCGCAAACTGATCTCGTGTCACATTTTTCAGGTTGACCTGGGCCAAGCCGTTCTCGCCCACATCCAAATAGTCTTCAAGGTTCGAAAACCCGATCTTCGCCAATTCTGCAACGATACGTTCTTGGGTGACTTCAGTCTTTTCAGCCAACTTTCCACGACGTTTCTGGATCGCCTCAGCGATTTGGGGTTTTTGGAGGTTTTCCTTCCCAATGCTGCCAGCTGTTTTTTCGCTGTACCCGGCCCGTATCGCGGCCTGAGTAGCATTCAAATCCAGTAAATACTCCTGGACGAACTTCTCCTGTTTTGCGGTGAGTTTTTTCTTTGCCATTGCTCTACTCAGTGAACCGACATCTTGCCGAATACGGTGTCGAAGAAGCCGTCCAGCTTGTCGCTGACCTGATCTTCGCCCCTGATCTTGGCCGCGCACTTCTCGGCTCTTTCATGAGCCGCCGCCACGGTCTTGGGGTCTTTGCACGTGACCGCGATCAGCCTGAACAGTTCCATTGCGCTTTCAAGGGTTTGGGCCATGGGTGCCTCCTAGTGACCTTTTGCTTGAGGTGGTGCCGACTCTTCTGGGTGGCCGCCTTCTTGGCTAGTCTCGGGTTCTGAGGTTTTCTTTTTCCCGAAAACCGGTCGATTTTTGTTTTTGGTTTGGTGGCCGCCATCCGGCATCTCGATCTTCACGGTGCCGACCATTTTCTTCGGCACGATGTCGGGACCGTTCATTTCTGGCTTCGCGTTACCGGGGCGTTCGCAGATGATCCAGCCTTCCTCGTCATTGGCGGAAAGCAGGCCCCAATCCTTTGTGCTCTCACCATTGAATGTCACCACGGCTTTATCAGCCCCAGGAGTGTCTAGGGTAAGGTGCATATCGCCCTCCAAGATTTAGGAATTGACCGGTTTGTGCGGGTTATCCAGGTTCAGTTCGGCTTTTAGATCTTCCAATGAGAGTGTCTCACCGCACTCCCAGCAATCCACCATGGCTTGTTCGGCCTTGATCCAAACAAGTCCGTGGCCATCGCAAGTTCCACAGCCTGATTTCTGCTTCTCAGCCATTTTTTGATCTGCCTTTGAAACAATGCAACGACATCCAAGCCAGAGAAGGATTCGAACCTCCGACCCCCGCTGGAGTAGCCGCTTCGGCAACCACGCCAGTTATTGAGTGTCTTCCAGATATTTCCGGCCTGAATGCCATCTATTACCGGACCTCGGCGTGACGCCAGGCCCCTTAGGGCGGGCAGACTATCCGTGACATTCCGGTAAAAATTGGCAGACGGTTTTTAGGGCTTTCGCCTTTCAGATCGGGTCCAGCAGCGCTGCCAGACTTACGATCCCGCCCAATGTTGCAACAAATTCTGAATCAAAAAGGCCCTCGCCGGGTTTGGCTGGGCCTGTTCTGGTCGCACGTTTGACAACTAACTGATTCCACTACATTAGCCCGCGCCCTGTTGTCAAACATTTTTTGGGGAGGCGAATTCTCTATGCAGCGGGTTGCGCTCAAGATATTCGTCAAACTCGTTTGAGTTCAGCCACTGCAAGACGGTGCAACTTCTGGAATTGAGCGCCTTTACCCCAAAAGAGCCGTGCGTCGTCTAGGCGACGTTTCTGTGTCTGCCCACCCTTTGAAACAAACAAAGCGGTCAAGCTCTATCGAATTTATGAGGAACATTGGTGCGATAATCCCCCAGTGTGCGTTTGTCAGATCATTCAGCATGTACCTCTGCTGGAGCGACCAGAGAAGCTCCTCGAACTCCGCATCTTCGGTGTGATCCGGTAGATTCACGCAGTATCCCGTTCTGGCCAGGTCCATTTGAACGCCCTTGTGCGAATGAACCACGATATTGGCCGGAGCGTCAGAATTGTGGGGCAAAATATCGGGGCACCCGGATCTGTTCCGGGCTCTTTCCGTTATCGTTTCGGTTCGAAATGAGAACGTGCTATCCATCAATATCTCCAACCTCATGGACCACACAGATACTGGGATGCGCATGAAGATGTCCGCTGGGGTCGTCAAAAACAACATTGAAAACCTCGCCCAGCTTAAAGGGGCGAGCACGCCAAAGCGGGTTCGGGATCGTGATATATTGATCTTCCTCTTCACACCACAGGACTGTTTTGTCTGCTTGTGACCCGAGATCAATCTCGAAGCCATCGCTCTCCATCAGTGACCCGGTCATGCCTCCAACAGTGACCGGCCCCGTTAAGGCAAGCGAAGACGCCCCGGTTAGAAATGATCGCCTATCCATGACCGTCCTCGTCCTTCATGGGCCCAATTTCCAGGGCTTGCTTACCGCGATCCGTGAGCCAAGATCCGTAAACGCTGGACCCGTGTTCAATCAGGTCACAGCTATCGAGATAGTGCATGATAAACTCAGCAATGATCTCGTTATTTTCTGCGGCCAGTTTTTGGACTTTTTGCACGTCGATAATGTTGGGATATTCGTCAGACCGCGCCGCCATGCAATTCAATAAGAATTCATGGACTCTTTCAGGATCGCCGCAGCCGCAAAGCCCGAATTGTGAGAAGTAAAACCACGCAGCCTCGGTGTCGTAAGTGGTTCCGTCTGGACCCTTAACCCGACCGCTCTCATCGTCTCGCTCGAATTCTACGCGCTTGGTATTTTCAAGATATGGAAGCGTCATTCTGACTTTCCCTCATACTTTGACTTCAGTCGCTCATATTCGGCGCGTTCTTTAAATTCGGCTTGCGCCGCCGAGCGCTTGTCGTTTTCAAGGAGCCGCTTCGTCTCTCGTCGCGTCTCTTCGTTGTATTCTTGTGTCGTGATCAGTCCAAAATCAAAGAAATCATCGAGGCTGAAAAATCTCCTGTGATCTCGGAGTATCAGATGCGGCTCATCGCTTGGATAACCCTGCTCAGCCTCAGCCAGCGCCGCTGTGCTATCATCGAAATGCAGCGCTATAGTCTCAGGCAGATCAAACCCGTCCTTGAAGCAAACTCGGTCAATTTTCTTACCCGCCATTTGCTTGAAATCTGTGAGAAGGTCGACCTTCCAGCCACTATGCGCCATATCACGTCCCCTCCGACTTATAGTTGTCACCAATGTTCCAGTGGTTTGCTAAAGCTTCCAGGGCTTCCCTTAGGTTAGAAAACCCGATAGGCGCCGCCGACCGCTTGGGCTGACCTCTGCGAAGTGCCGCCTCTGGCGCCGATATATCCTCGATCACAATGGATTTCAGATAGTCACTGCATAAAAACCCGATCTGATTCATGGCCTCACGATACTCTCGTCTGTGCGCCGCCTGTTTTTCGCTTGCCGGCATACCATAGGTGTTGATCCCTGCCGTGGGGGCGTCCTCATACCTGCTGGTGAGGCTCGGGGATAAACCGGAATGAAAATAGTGCTGCCACAGCTTCTCAGCCGCAGCGAATTGCCGGTCCGTAATATACCTTTTTCTCCAATATTTCTGGACATGCGTCTGTGCGACATTTCTGACCGTTTCAACACTGTTTTGCTCATCAGAGTTTCCAAGGCGAGCCGGGTTGACTGTCTCATATTCCGCCTTGTTCTTTTGCTCTTCTGTCGGCCCAATTCTTTCAGGCCGCTTGTCCTTGTTTTCCATATTCCTCCAAGCCGCCGCTGCTTGATTTGAACTAATTCTTGCTGTCTTCCCTCGACTCAATCCGCTGCTCGAGTGACTGGGTTTCCATGTCTTCGAGCTTCTCAATCATGTCGCGAAGCCGTTTCTGAGCTTCTTCAAGTGTTTTGGGAGGCTCAAGACTTATTCCTACGTACTCTAATCGACCCTTTCTTTCGTGTTGCTCCACCGCCTTGATCAGATCGGTCGACGCCGGCTTCGAACCCAGTGCTGCCATGATATATGGGTTTTGTTCTCGCAGTCGCTCCATCCAACCAGGCGGCTTCTTTGGTACTTTTGCCTTACGGCGAGGTCGCTTTTTAGGCAACACCTGACTCCGATTTTGACTTCAGTTCTCGGATAGCGTCCGCAAATGCAGCCCGGAAGGGAATTCCACCATTATAGAACTTGAGCTCTATATCGATTGAACCGTCATCGTTTCGCTCAGCCTTTGAAATATCGCTATTGTCTTCGTATTCAACGACCGCTCTTACATCGTAAATTTCGTCATCCACCACCACGAATTCATAGCAATACTCGTCTTCAAACGCCTCCTTATAGGAATCGTGGTATTCCCTTTTCCCGCGGCCACACTCTTCCAGATAGCGTTTGCAAAAAGCTTCGATATTCTCACCGTCTTCAAATTTGACAAGCTTTGCTACTCCTTTGAGATGCTCCCATTCACTCATGATATTTGCCTCCTATTTTCCCGACGTCGGGAAACGAAATTGTTTCATGTGAAACATCAGTGTTCTAACTATTTGTGCCCCGGTCTTTTTCTGTTTTTAGGGGCACCACCTTGTCGGGCCAGAGATAGGTGCGGCTCAACTTTTCCGCCCGGCCGCTTGCCTCCCCGCGATCTGCAGAGGCCAGGAGTAGAAATTTCCTTCTGGAGTAACGCAGGTTTCATTCAACCGGCTGAGTTCAATAAAATAGTAACCCCTGCCAACCAAATCACCGTCCTCATCAACATCCCATTCGTCGTTAATTGCATCCATGGCTATCGATCCTCACTGCAAGGTTTGAATTAGTTCTGGCGGAACAAAACAGCCCGGCTCGCCTGGTTGCGGCCCCCAGCGCTCGTCCCAGTTGCCGTTTGCCCGCATTTTCAGCCGGATCCGCCATTCGTCGTCGGTGAAATTTGCGGGGGTCGGAATTCCCGGCCCGCCATCGCCGGGGTAGTCCGCCCACCGCCCCTGGTTCAGCCAAGTCGAGCAGTGCGGAATGAATTTTTCTTCGGTTTTCTCGGCATTCCAGCGGTTCGCCGATCGTCGCAACCCAGCCAAAATCTCAGGCGGATCAGCGGATTTCAAAGCTTTTTCGTAAGCTTTTCGAGCTCCCTGCTTGCCAATTTTGCGGGGATACTCCGTCCAGAAACTTTCAAAGAACTGATCAATTTCTTTTTTTGTTATTTTTTTCTTATTATCTAGCTTCTGGCATATAGCTTCTGGTACGTGCGAGGCGTTTTCTTCACCTTTTTTTTCGTCTAAGTCATTGAAAAGATTAACTTCGACTTCATTTTCAGAGGTGTTTATCTCCGGTTTATCTTCAGTTTTCCCGTCGTTTTCGGTGTGTTTTCGGCGCGTTTTCAGCTCCTTTTCAGCGCGTTTATTGACCAGATAACCGTCATTTATCTGGAATTTATCGAGCTCCAAAAGCTCTTTTAAGACGGTATTGAATTTACGAACCGAACACCCGCAACACCTGGCAAGCCATTGCCTGTCGTCCAGCGGCAACAAACCATCCTGGTCCATGATCAAGTCAACCAGAGTGTGATAGGCGCCCTTTTGCTCCAGCGTCAGGCGCAGAGCACCGGCAATAAAATCGCTGGGGTATCTTTTATACCAAGGCTTCTTGCTCATCTTCGCCGCGTCTCCAGTTCTGGTCTCGAAATGATGATGTCTTGATTTGGCAAAATGCCTCTACCAAACCCGTGCTGCCGTTCCTGTTTTTATCCAAGTACAGTTCGGCGCGGTGTTTCTCTTTCTCAAACTCCAGTTCCCATGACGCCGCTGCATCAAGGTCCCCATGGGGTGCCGGGTTCTGAAGCAAGTATTGTGCTTTTCGGTGGAGCATGATCACGCGATCCGCGTCATTTTCCAGTTCGCCAGCATATTTCAAGTGATAGGTGTGAGGTCTTTCGGCAGGATCGCCGCGGACAACTTGACTTAAGGTAAGGCACGCCACATCGAGATCCTTCGCCATGGCAAAAAGATCACCACTGACATTGATGATTTCCGCTGTTTTGTTCCCTCGGAACTCACCCTCGCCGCGAACCTTCATGACGTGATCGATGATCACAAGATCGATCGATTGCCCTTTTTTCTGAGCGAGCCGTTTCAACCGCCTTAGAGACCTGCGCATCTGGGCAACGGTCAATTTGGATCTGTCGTCAATCCAGATCGGCAATTTTGAAAACTCGTCTTGGAACAGCTGCACATCAGGCCACTGATCATCCCTAAGCTTGCCCCGAAGAATGTCATCGTAAGGGATAATCGATCGCCCAAGCCCGAGATCCGACAGATGCCGCGCCACCAATTGAGATTTCGTCATCTCCATAGAGAACCAGACAACACCATGACCAGCTTTTGCCGCAGCATTTGACATCGAAACAGCAAGCGAGGTTTTGCCAACGGATGTCCGGGCCCCAAGAATGCATTGGGTTTTTTTGATCAGGCCTCCTGTCTTACGATCGAGACCTGGGATACCCGTCGTGATTCCGGTGATTCCGCCGGACCGGTATGTCTCTTGAGCGCGCGTGAAGTCTTCAAGAGCGCTATCGGCGGCTTGGCTCGATGTTTCGGTGTCATCACGGCCGGCGTCGACCTTCAATGACGATAGCCGGGACTCGGCCTCATCAAAAACATCCAGCCCACCGGTCTCTGTGTATCGGGAGGCCCGCCCCTTCAGCTCATCTGCGTAATAGAAAAGCTGTCGTTTCAGTGCTGTATCAACAACGGTTTGTGAATAGTTCTCGATTTGCAGAGTGGGTACGGCCGCAACCAGTTTCGCGAGATACTCGGACCCGCCCAAAGGATCAAAAGCCTGGTTCGCGTCAATCAACGGTGCAAGTGACGGAAGGCTCGTATTTTCACCACGCGATAGCCTATCTGAAATCAAAGCAAATATTTTTTGGTGAAGCCCGTCGTAGAAATCATCTGAGGAAACATCATCTGAGATCGTCCAGAAGGTTTTAGGCGCGTAAAGCAAACACCCCAACAAGCTCTGCTCCGCCTCAATGGCGACCGGAGCCTGCAGGTCGTGCTCAAAATCCAAACTCTGGACAGCCTCACTTCCCATTGGCGTGATCACCCCCGTTCAGTTTGGCTTGCTGGTCCAGGCTCAAAAATGAGTCCATGAATTTCCGATAGGCATGGCCGGCCGCCATGGCCTTGTCGATATTACCGGGCTGGTTATGCGCTTCTAATGTAAGGTCACGCCATCGCTGAAAAAGGCGCTCTGACTCAGCCAATCTATCTTCGACATTGCTCATCCGAACCACCTCATTTTCATTGGGACACAATCACCACAGGCAAAGCCCTTGTTGCGGATCCATTTCCATTCCGATCCCCAAAAAGCTATCAACGCGGATTGAAGATCCAAACCGGTCCAGAACCCGAATTTTCCGCACTTGTGGCAGTTCAAGGGGATCATTGACCTTTGAGGCGCTGGCGTGATCTGGGTCTGGACGTTCATTGCGCCGCCCTCTGCTCTGTCACCCAGCACTCAACACAGCTTGGACATAAGTGCTCTTTCTTCGGGGTATAGCGCCAACCCATTTCCTTGAGTTGATCCCATGCCTCACTAAATGAATTAGCCTCAACAGATTCAGACTCGCTGCATTGGTCACAGGAGCAATCGAACTGAATAAGGCCGGCGCCTATGTTGGATTGGGTGATCACAACGCCCTCGCCCACTTCAGAGCTCTTTGTCTGAAGTATTCTTCTTGTTGCTGAGCGTATCGCTCGGCTTCAGCCTTTTCATACGCGTCACGGGGTTTCAGTCTCCCCGCATTGATCTCTCTTAAGCGCATATACTTGAGAGCAACGTCATAGCTTTTCTTTGAATTGTCGGCGGAGTTGTAGGTCATAGAAGCTCCTCCTGCTTTGCAGGCTTCGGGGGCTCTATGAAAAGATCAGGCTGTTTGTAAGCCTCCTCAATCCGCCTGCACGCAATGTCGAAATATTCTGGATCTAATTCTATGCCTATGAATTTGCGCCCAAGCTTGACACAAGCGACTCCAGTTGTGCCGCTGCCCATAAAAGGGTCTAAAATGGTTGTGGCCCCCTTGGCCTTTTCTATTGCCCATTTCATGACTTCAATGGGTTTTTGAGTTGGGTGGACTCGCTTTTCGCGCTTACCCAATAAGCCGTTGTATTCGTAAGTGAGAAGCTTGACCGACTTGCGATCTATATTGGTCCAGGCCAGCTCGCAATCACTAAACGTTGGCATGGTGTTTTTCTTATCCCAGACTAACCAATGCCGCCCGATTGGTAGAAAATCTGTAAAGTAGTTCCCGCCGAAAATGATAGCTTGGTCTGATTGGGCGAGGGCTAAATCGAACGCTTCTTTCGACGGCCTCTCATCATCCCAATCGCCATCATATTGCCGCCGGGCGATTGGCTTCCCAAAGCCCCCAAAGCCCTCAGAGCCCTCAAAGCCCTTATCTTGCTGAATCCCATAGGGCGGATCGGTCACAACCGCATCAACCATACCCAGCGAAGGCATGATCTCTAAGCAATCGCCTAGGTAAAGCGTGCAGTCACCTATTTGGACGGGCTCGGTCATCGCCACGACCTCGCAACCTTGGTCGGGAGATCGGCGACACTTTCAGCCAATAGGAATTTGTAGTGCTCCTCGCAAAAGGGCGTGTCACCAATGCGCTTTGCTCTACAGAACTTCTCAGTCTTTCCGAGACCGCCCAGCCGATACCTGCACCCCTGCTGGCTTTTGTGTGCTGCAATGGCCTCAATCAGCTTCTCAACCTTGCAAAGTGTCTTCACGATCTCGCTCTCGGAGCGACCCAAGAGACGACCCATGTCTTTGGGTAGAAACCCTTTGTGAGTAAGAGTGATCAGGGCGTGGATTTCTTGACTAGACCAACCCTGAATGACCGACGCGCATTGCTCTGATAGAGATGTCCACCGGGTCTTGGGCTGGAACCCCATTTGCTTTAGAGCCGTGTTGACTTGGTTGGCCGTGACACCAAGTTTATGCGCGACCTTTGCCGCGGATTGGCCTGTCAACCAAAGGGTCAGTGCCATCCGTTTGGTATCGAAATTGAGGGTCATGCCGCCCTCCGATCTGCCATGCGGCGCATCGTGAGCTCGGCACCAAGTGTTGGGTGTGCTTGAAAAATTGCGTAATCCCAGAGCGCCAGAGCATCAGCAGCGTTGTCGTCGACATACGCCCAGCCGAGCTCATCACACCTGGACATCACTTGTGGTTTCTTCGCGCGACCGTGGCCGCAGAAATGTTTTCGAATCGTTGAAACCTCCGCCTCAACACAGCGGATCTTGTTGGGGTCGCAGTATCGTTCAACCTCGCCAGCCAAACAGATCAGCAAGCGCCGCGTCGGTGCATTGCCTTTGCCCGCAGTCAGCGGGCTCTCGAACGCGACCAGATCCGGTTTACATTCCGTGATCTTTTCGGAAAGAAAGTCTCCCATGCGGCACATGGCGTAACCAATACTCTTGCCGGCCCTTGAAAATGAAACTGTGCCCGACACAGGAACATCGAATGGACGGCCATGCGCCCATCCGGTTCCGGATTTTGAAGTGTCCAATGCGAGCACGTTCAGCATGAATTAAGCCGCTGCTTTCGATTCAATCGCGGCGACGCCAAGTGGCGTGTCTTTCAAGACCCCGAGCTGATCAAGGAAAGCCTGGAACGTGTCGTGGTCGTCATCATCCAGATTGTTCCGCCCGGCAAGAGCTTTTTCCACCGCCCTTTTCTCTTTCACCATCTGATTCAGGACACTGACGGAACAACCTAGTTTCGACTTAGCGACTTTCTTCAGTTCCTTTGCATCTTCCTTGTGCGGCGCGAGTTCATCTTTGACACGACGCATATTGTCTTCACGGATCGTGTCCATCGCCCGCTCTATATCGACAAGTTCATCCACGTATTTGTTGATGTCTTCAGCTTTAGGAAGATTGTCTCCAATCTTAGCGTCCTTAATCTTATCGGCCATATCTTGTTGCCTCCTCTGGCGTTAACCATAAAAAGTGACCCCTGTTTGTGCGTTGGGAAGGTGGGGTTACCGTTCACACAGGCCCGGGGCCGCTCCCTTAACGGGCCGCCTTGAGGGGGAACGACCCGTAATTCAATTCTGTCGGTGAAAATTGATCTGAACCGGCCACCGCAGCCAATCCAGTACGCCTCTTACTTCACGAGCCTGATATTGGACTCTTCACGCTTGCTGGCTTTGTTTAGTTCCAGCGAAAACTTTGTGAACCAAAGGGAAAGAAGGTGCGCCGAGGTGTAATCGAACCCGCGCATATCAAGACAAGCCAATGCCGCCGTTTCGGGAGCGGGAAGCTTGGCCACTTCTTTGTTGATTAAATCAATGGAGTCACGAATGGACTTATTGGGATCGTCAGTTTTTGTGCCGCGGATCGCTTTGACTTCGTCTCTGACCTGACGAACGGTCAGATTTTCTTTTTCCGCTTTTTCTAAAACTCTGTCCTGATCTTCGGGATCAAGTGGTGCCACTTCTGCATGTTTACTGAACGAGACGCTTTCCCGACGTCGGGAAGTATCGACCTTTCCCGCAACATATTTCCAATTGGTCAGGGTTTTATAATCATAGTCATCATCATCGAGAGCCTGGGCAATCTCTTCGCCGTAATTCCTCTCGCCATAAGCCAGCCAGTCACCCATGGCCCACTGCACAACACCTGATACTTTCTTGAGCTGAGCCCACCCCTTCAGCCACTCATCACGGCTTAATCCGTCCCGGATCTTCAAACCTGTTGTCGTGAACTCTCCAGGGATTTCTAAATTGGTGGTCAAGACACCCGCTCCTCTTCTTGAGCAGGCACTTCAAAGAACCAGGAATCTTCCCATGGAATGTTGTTGTCTAAAGCGTATTGGCGGATGCGGCGGAGTTCGTCCTGGCTCGGAACCAAGACGCCCCTCTCCCACTTAGAGATTGTGCCTTGATCAACGCCAGCAATCGCGCCGAAGCCCGACTGGCTCATTGCGAACAGGTTTTTCCGAATATGCTGAATTTCTGACATAGCGGCATAATATGCCGATCCGCATTCTCGTCAAGCATAAATTCGAAATCACTTGGCCCATAATCCAAAAGGCATATTATGCGCCTCATGGGGTTACCGGAATTGATAAAGTCCATCCGCAAGGATCTGGGGCTCAACCAGGATGAGCTCGGCAAGATTGTAGGTAGGGACCAGGGTACTGTTTCCAAATGGGAGCGCGGAAAGCTCGCTGTAGACTTTCGTTCTGCCGAGAAGCTTGCTGAACTGACTGGGTTGCCCATTTCGCGATTTTCCCAATCAGCGGCTACCGAGGCAGACGCGAAGCTTGGGAATAGGATAAAGTATGCAAGAGAGACGGCCGGACTGACCGCTGCCGGCTTGGCGGGCCAGCTGGACACACTAGAGCAGACAATAGACGACTGGGAATCGGGTTTCCCTATCCCCCGGGATAAACTAACAAAACTCGCTGATGCCCTTGAAGTCAGCGCCCATTGGATTTTGACGGGCCGCGGCGAGCCGGACCAGTCCGCACGGGAATCCGGCCTCAGCATTCCCGTGATTGATTACATCGCGGCAGGAGCATGGGGTGATGTAAATGACGCCTACCCTGCCGGCGAAGGGGAAAGATACATATATACTGAACGGAATCACGGGGTCCGGTCTTTTGCACTGGAAATTCAGGGCCGGAGCATGGAGCCTCAGTTTTTAGAAGGCGACGTCATCATCATTGATCCGGAAATCGAAGCTCAACCTGGAGATTTCGTTGTTGCCAAGAGGGAAAACGATGAAACAGCCACCTTCAAGAAGTTCGTCCACAAGGGCTTTGACGATCAAGGCGAGCCCATCATTTCTTTGGAATCTCTGAATCCAGTGCACCCAGATTTGGCCATGGACTCTCGGTTCCCCGGACGAATTGTTGGGCCGATGGTGGAGCACAGGCACTACACGCGTCCACAATCCTCGTGATTTCAGCGAAGGCTCTTTCTAGGCGCGACAAATTGCTGCAATCCAAAACACGGGCGCCAGACCTTTCCAGTCTGCTGATCCCCTCGCATTCGGCCAAGCTCATATCCGGCCAGGTTTTGAATGTGAAGAGATACGACCGCCCGCAGCAAATGCAAAACGTGGACAATGGCAATCGGAAGCTGCCTAACGCTTTCATTCTCTTTGCTTTTTCTGGGTCATCTGTCGCCTGATCTGACGGCCAATACTCGACGCTGGGCAGATCGAGCCCTTCGAGACAAAAAAACATCAGTCTCTGTATGAAATCCGGTTCGAACGGTGTCTCCCCATCCGGGATCAGGGGATAAGCCTCTATTCCACTCATAGCTTCACTGGCCTCCAAACTCACTCAAACTTTTGGCTGTGAACAGAGAGTCATCAATACTTTCAGTGCGTTGACCATCAGGGGCAATGGGTGAAGAACTTTCACCATGAATGCAATATCGAGAGTGCGTTTTCATAGACCCTCCGCAGACACCCGTTTTGAGATCCGCGCGGTGCGGCGTTGGGCGTCGTGTTAAATGGCTCTTCGGAGCCACGGCGATAGGGAGGGTCTAGTCCTCCTGAAGACCGGCACTGGTAATGCCGGCCCCAATATTTTTTGATTTAAGTATCCCCTCAGTTGCATGTCAAACATAATTAACAAAACACTGACATGAAACTACACCATTTCTGGCGTTTTCACCCAAATGGGTGATAAGAAAAGTTGTGTAGTGAGGTTTGGTTGCAAAGGTCTCAAATACTGACAGAAAGCTGTGCTTTTCACCCAATCGGGTGATGCAGGCCTATATAGACTTGTTCTGGTCTGAGCGTTTGCGATCACCAAGATCAAGAATATCTTGGGGACTAGAATAGCATCAATCTACTCTTGATCACGGCAATAGCAATTGGCCGCTGTTCGGGCTCCAGCGTGTCTGGGTCAGGGACGGAGACATGATCTCCGGCCGCCGTCCTGTGGATCGTTGCTCCATCATAGGACGGCTTAGCCGGTGTAAGGCCCATTTTCTTAATTTCAGCCTTGTATTGCGCAGAAGTTAAGGTCAAGCAGCCATTGCTTTGAGAGAAGCACTCGCAATGTAAGCCTCCGGCATCTCAAAGCCCTCTGGTAAATCGAGATTTCGTTTTTCGGTCTCAATATCCAAGACTTTGTAACCGTCAGCCTCAAACAACGCGAGAATCGCAGGTTCAATGCGATCTTCCAGCTCTCCATGTGATTGCCCGTGCACCACCAGACCCGGCAGATCATCGGATATTGCAAGCCATAGATCTGTGTCTCTGTGCTTTAAAATTTCAATCCGAATCCTTTTCACACTGTGCATGTTTACACTCCAATTAGCGCCAAATCAGGCGCAATAAAATGCCCACCAACATTTTGTTTGGTTCATTCATATGTGGCTAAAACTAAGGAATCGTCAATACGGCAAGGGGTCACGAACGCGGCACAATCTGAAATAGTTGTGAAATTGCCCAGTAACTCAAAGGCTTATCTGGAAATTGCAGAAATAGGGTTAACCTGGGTCCGAATAATACCCTCTAGAGTACCTCGGCCAATCTTCTGCTTGACCGGCGCCAAGAGTACAGCAATCCAAATCAATCTTATCAGCATTTGGGCACCCCTTTTCCATACAACCCCCGGGACCGTAGCTGCACGCCTACAATTTGGCAAGAAACCGGTGTGATTCGGTTCACGCGAGGTCGTGGACAGAAATAAATGCCAATCCGCATTTTTTATGCTTGACGCTAAATGCCGATCCGCATATTCTCCAATCATCAGATCGGAGCCCAGCGATGACCATTCAGTCTTTAGAAAACCAGATCAAAGCCCAATTCAATGCTCTTTTAGAGACCGCCAAGGCCTATGACGCTGAAGTGGAAAGACAAGGCGGGACCGAGGAACCCAGCATTCAAGATCTGCTTTCGGACGCCATGGTTGATCTCTCAACGGTCCTGGATGACACCGCCGACGAATTAGAAGGCAAAGGTCAAAAGACCGACTTCCAAGAGCATGGTCTGTGTGCGGCTCAACTGGGGGTCGGATAATGGCTGCGATCTTTTCCCATTTCTTTGGCGCGTTAATCGCTGCCTATCTTCTCATGATGGTGGTGCCGGTATGAAGGGGCCCGTCACCTATATTTTTGAAGTCACCAAGGCCGATGTGATTCTGCCGCGCGGTTGGTTTAAGCGGATCGTGGAAACAGGATCAGGGCGATCCCACGAATATTTTTTATTTGGCCCGTTCCAAACTGAATGCGAGGCGATCAGCGCTACAGGCGCACGTGGTCAAAAGTTCAAGCGCGGGAGGTTTACGGACCGATGACCCGCACCTCTACCATAGAGCAGGATTACGCTTGGCACCGTGAAGCCATGGCCGGAAAGAATCCGGCTGTTCACGAAAGCAAGCCTCAGTGTGGTTGGTACGAAACCAAGCTGGTCAAGAACGGGCCTTTGGTTCCCGCTGTGATTTGGGTTGATGAGTACGAAGGCCAGCAAAGCGTCTATTGCCGGATCGGCAATGACCTTCAGGACGTTTCGAGACATTGGCCCTATTTGGCGAAGCGGCCGATCTCATTTGAGAAATACCAATACATGAAAGCCAAGGGGGCATGGGCACAGGTCCACTCACAAGATCACCCCGCCGCGAACCCACACATGCCGATTGATTTAGATGCGGCCAAACCACCTTTTTGAGGGGAGCAAAAATGAACGTGCAAGCAGGAATGGGCCACAACGAGCCACCATTCGACGCCAATCCAATCGGTGACAGGCTGAGCGAACAATATGCCGAACTGGTTGAGCGGAAAGACCAGCTCACAGAAGCGTTGGATCGAGTGCCGGAAGATCTGGACACTGACGACGCCGTAGGCAAAGCGGGGGACTTTGTGCGGCAGCTCCAGGCTTGCACTAAGAAAGCCGAAACTTTCCGTGTGTCCGAAAAAGAGCCATATCTCTCCGGCGGCAAGGCCGTAGATGCTTGGTTTAACGCGATCAAGACCGAGTTGGCACAGGCAAAAAAGACGGTTCAGACACGGCTAGATAAGGCTCTCAAAAAGAAAGCCGATGAGGAAAAGAAGCGGCAACAAGAAGAGGCCGAGCGAATCCGCAAAGCCGAAGAGGCAGCGCGCGCAAGAGCCCAAACTGTTGATGAGTTTGAAGAATCGTTTCAGCGCGAAGCCGAGGCCGACACTCACGAGAAAGCGGCCAAAGCGAAACCAGCAGAACACGCTCGGACACGCGGCGAAATGGGATCAGTTTCGACTCTTCAAACCCGCTGGGTCGGTGAGGTGACGGATTACGACAAATTAGACCTCGAAACATTGAGGCCCTTTATCTCACGCGATGCACTCGACAAAGCGGTGAATGCATTTGTGAAAGCCGGCAATAAAAATCTGACCGGCGCCAAGATCGAAGAGAAATCAACAGCGAGGGTAAGCTGATGGATAACGGATTTTCAGAAACGGTTGTGGACTCAGAGGCCATGATCAGTGCCATGGCCGATCAGGACGCCAGTAAAGGCGAGCTGATGACGGTCGGCGGCACAAACATAACGGCGCAGGGCGCAATCATCACGGCACAGAAGGTCGCCGTTGAGCGCGATCACTCCAAGATATTCCAGAAGCTAAAGGTGCTTGCAGCAGCAGCCGGTGAGTCCTGGTACTACCGATGGCCGACCAAAAACAAAAACGGGTCAACTGGTTGGGTTGAAGGCCCCTCCATTAAGCTTGCCAACAATCTGGCCCGCGAATATGGCAATTGCCAGGTCAACGTCCGGGCATTCGATCAACCTGACCACTGGCTATTCTATGCGCGCTTTGTTGATGTCGAAACCGGCTACAGCCTGGAGCGCGCCTTTCAGCAAAGAAAGAACCAGTCTACATCCAAGAAAATGGATAAGGACCGGGAGCTCGATATTGTTTTTCAGATCGGGCAATCAAAGGCGATCCGAAACGTCATCGTTAACGCCCTAGAAACCCACGCCGATTTCGCCATGCAAGAGGCAAAGCAGCAAATTGTTGCAAAGGTTGGTAAGGACCTTGATGGGTGGCGCGAAAAGATCCTGGACCGGCTCAAAGAAATTAAGTTCGACGTGAGGCGGGTTGAGCGAGTTGTTGGCAAGTCTTCTGACCAATGGCTTGCCAAGGACATCGCCCGCCTCGTTGCTGAGCTTCATTCAATCAATGACGGCATGGCAACGGCGGATGAAACTTATCCCCCAATCGCGCCAGGTGATGAGCCGACAATTGATCAGTTTGAGGCCCAAGATAAAGCAGGTCAGTCGCAAACCAAAACCACTGAGCCCGAGGAGAAAAAAGCCACCAAGGCAAGCAAGCAAGACGCTCAGGAAGAAACGAAGGCCGAGCCAGAGGCTGAAAAGACAGAAGATCAGGCGGCTGAAGAAGATGTTCAGGACCTTGAGCCGTTAGAAGACACGGAAGAGGATCTGGAAAATGAGGCGGCGGTCACCGAGATCAAAGAGGCCCTGGCCGCCTGTGAGAATCCTGGCGATGTCAATGCTCTATGGCAGCAGCGCCAGGGCAGCTTGAACAAACTTCCGAAAGATTTAAGGCAAGAGCTCCATAAGGCCGCAAAAGAGCGTCAGCAGGAGCTCAGCAAACAGTGAGCCGCATCGCCCCAAATATCGAAACACTGCGCCAGAAGATAGAGCCGGTCTTTCATGAGCATCACTTAGACCATGTCAGGGCACAGCGTTGCTTGGTCTCGAATTGCCGACGCCTGGGATGTGAAGCGCACCATCTGCGCGATGTACCTTACACGTTCAAAACGCGCGGCATGGGATCGAAGAATGATGATATTTGGGCGGTGCCCCTGTGCGAATTCCATCACCAACACGGCGGACCAGATTGTGTTCATTACGTCGGAACAAAGCAGGAGGTCAGATGGTTTGTGTCCGAGTGTGATGTCGATGACATTCAGCTCTTGGCCCTGACCTTTGCTTTGACAAGCCCGGTCCGGATGGTTGCCGAAACAGCTTACGACCGGCTGAGGCACTTAACTCAAATCGAAGGAGGCCGTGATGCGCTTAGCTTTAATTGATGGCTCCGGATTTCTATACCGGTTCTATTACGCAGGATCACCTTTGGAGCGTGAAGACGGCTTTCCTGTCGGGGCCTTACGGGGCCTGTGTTACCAGATCAACCAAATGGTCAAGAAAGCCCAGGCCGAAGGCGACCCCACACACATGGCCGTTGTGCTTGATGCGCCTGGCCCGACATTCCGGCACGAGATCTATCCCAAATACAAGGCGCACCGCCCTCCCCGTCCAGAAGACCTGACCACACAACTTGGTGTCGCCCATGAAGCCGTTGAGGCTTTTGGTGTGACCTGGATCAAGCAAGACGGTTTTGAAGCCGATGACTTGATTGCGACCTATGCCAACAAGTTTCACGGCGCCGTGACAATTATTTCGTCTGATAAAGACTTGATGCAGCTCGTCTCGGATCGGGTCAGCATTTACGATCCTATCGCAGACGAAAACGAGCGGGACATTGGCATCGACCAAGTCATTCGAACCTGGGGCGTGAAGCCCTCACAAATGATCGATCTTCAAGCCTTGGCCGGCGACACATCAGACAACGTTCCAGGCGCACCAAGGATCGGAAAGAAGATCGCGGCGGATCTGATCAATCGGTTTGGCGACCTGGACAATCTCCTGCTCTCAACGCACGAAATCACGCAAAAGGCCCGGCGCCAATCCCTAGAGGACAATTACGACCAGGTCATTATGAGCCGTGACCTTGTGACATTGAGAGCTGATCTGGAATTGCCGGTGCCGATGGATGATCTTGAATTGAAACCGATCGATGAGACACGACTCCGGACTTATTTGCGCAAGATGGAATTCAACACGTTGGAAAACGAAATACTGGAGGCAGCATAAATGACCAAGAAAAGTGAACTACATGAAGTTCTAGCCGTCGAGGGTGACCTCGAACACACCTTCAAAAAGATATTGGATGAGGCCAGGAACACTTTCGAACACAAGCGGGAGCATTTCTTGGAGTCCACACGGACTGTCACCATGAACGACGATAGCCGGTCCTTTGAGAACACGTCCGAAACCAGCCCAATGGTCGAGACGGTAAGCGGAAAGCTTGACTACATCCGCAAACCGATAACGAGGTATTTTGACTGCTTTGCCTCTAAGGAGCGAACCAATCAAGACGCGCGTGCCGACCTTGTGGTTGACGGAGAGACGCTGATCACCGGCGCACCGGCAACTCTATTGCTTGGATTGGAGAAGCGCCTTGCGTCATTGAGAGATGTCTATCTCCGAATCCCTACCCTGGACCCAGCTATTGAATGGGTGGACGATGCACAGGCCGGTGGAGGTGTTTCGGTCAATAAGGAATCGGAAGTCCGTTTCAAGACCGAGAAGACCATAGAACACAAAATTGTGGTACCTGCCGACGAGCATCACCCAGCTCAAGTTGAGCGCTGGACCGCTGACAAACCAATAGGACGAATTGAGGTCAATCGGCGCTCAAGCATGATGACGCCCTATCAAAAGTCTTTGCATTTGGAGCGTATCGACAAGCTCATCCGCGCGGTGAAACGCGCGCGCCAGAAAGCCAATAAAGCAGAAGTCGTGAACATGAATATCGGTAATGTGATCTTCGATTTCATTCACGGGTAACGGAATCCTTCGGGACAGTTTGAGTAGCAGATTTAGTTTTAGGTAGCGGCCCATAGGGGCCCACGAGTTTAAGTGTTTTGCCCGAAAGTTTTAAGCTATGGCCGGAAAAGACAAAGCAACAAACAGGAATATTGCGAAATGCGGGTTCGATTCCCGCCGCGCCAGCCAATTCACTGATGGCGCGTACGTTAATGGTAAACCGCGCGATTTGATAAGTCTTAGTTTGTTGGGCGCGTCCGATCCGTACCAAAAGCACAAAGCGTCGATAGCTCAGTTGGTAGAGCAATCGTTTTTGGAACGGTATGTCCCTGGTTCAATTCCAGGTCAACGCGACAAGGGTGGTCAGACAGGCGAGTTCTGGCCACCCACTTGCGAAGCACACAAGGAGGCAGCATGAGAAACAAACCAAACCCAATTGACGTCCACGTCGGACAAAGACTGAGAGCCCGCAGAAACATCTGTGGTGTCAGCCAGGAGTCTCTAGGGGATCAAGTCGGGATCACATTCCAACAAATTCAGAAATACGAGAACGGAGCGAACCGGATCTCGGCAAGCAGGCTCTGGCAGTTCGCCAACATATTGGATTGCCCTGTTGAATTCTTCTTCGGCGGACTCGAAGGCAAGTCTCCCGACGTCGGGATTGAAGACCCCGTTACGGAAGTCATGGCGACATCAGACGGTCTCGCATTGAACCGAGCCTACCGGGAAATTGAAGATCCAAAAGTACGGAAACAGGTTCTGGATCTCGTCAAGATCATTGCGGAAACAAACCAAGAGAGGCGCTTGGCAGCTTAGGTTTATGGCGGTGGCCGGCGTGCCTGACTACCCGGTGTCGTGATCTAGGGCTTCGAGTCTGGGGATCAACACGACAGACAAGAAAGTGATCACAGGAAGGCGAGATACCTTCCCACCGCCCACCTAAAGAGGAAAGACGATGACAGACGAGGATATTGAAATAATTGCTGCGGCTCGATGGAACCATATCGTTGAGAGCACGCCAAACGCTTCACGAAAAGTGCTGCACTGGGATGGCGCGCAGGAAGACGCCAAGGAAACGATCAGGGACAGCGTTCGATCTGATCTCAAGGCATTGGAAGCTGCGGGGTACGAAATCCGGTGCAAAACTAGGCAATCCGCTTAAAGGTAAACTCGATGACACAAGAAATCGTGAATCAAATCAAGCGTGACTGTGAAGAGGCAGCTTATAGCGCCAGCAGGAAAAGTGCGGTCAATAGACTGCTAGACCGGATTGGAGAGGATGTCTCCCAATGGGCGGCAGATGAATTCACCCAAAGGAAAACGGATTGGTTCACAATTCTTATGGCAGCGTCACGGGTCTTCTCTCATCTGCTTGTGATACTTCGCGACACGGAAAAACACATTACGGGACAAGACCCGATTGATTTGGAAACGTTGAAAGGCTGCACGCTGGAACATCTGGAATTGGCGGAACGGCACGAGCCCCCACATTGATGATCTGATCAAATGCGCGGAACGGGAGGTCAAGCGGAGGGAAGCCCAATACCCTGTTGCGGTGAAGGAAAACAAACTGACCCAGGAAAAGGCCGACCACGAAATCAAGCTCATGGAAATGATCGCGAGAACCATGGAGAGCTTCAAGATCTTGGTCGAGGGAAAGAAGTAGGAATCAAAGCAATCCGCTTAGGCGGCACAACGGAGGCAATTTAGATGCAAGCATCAGTGAGAGTTATGAGGTCCCACGACTACTGTCACTTTGAAGTCAGTCTGTCGGCGGATGATCTGGAAGATCTGAAAGCCGTTGACGATCTCAGGAAAGCGGCGGCGCGGTTGGCCGACAAAGCAGTCGCGCAATACCAGCTCCGGGAAATTGCTGACGATCAGTTCGACAGAGCGCAAAGGGCTCTGATGAGTTACAATGATAAGGCCGACGATATTAAGAGCACCATCCCGGAGGCTGACCGATCACCAGAGCACAATGCAATCATTGCCTATGTGGACGCTCTAGAAGTTCTCATTAACTCGAAAACATATGACTATGAGGACAACTTCGTGGTTGCCCCTCTGCCATATCTTGACGACGGGATCCCATTTTAGTTCCGCCTAGGCGGGGCGGTGGCCAGAGGTTTAACTAACCCGGACACGTGATGCAAGACACATGAGATGATCGCGCACTAGTGAGCTTATGTTGGATAGCAACCGATAAAGCGAAGCACGTACAACCGCCGAATAAGGAGAGAGAAGATGTCATGTAGCAAGTGCAAGTTCTGGAGTGAGATGTTGGCAGCCGTCGAAGATGGACAGGCCAAAGCAATGTGCTTGTCCAGCGATGGCCCGCGATCCGGTCACTTTGTGAGCAAGTTCAACAGTTGCGATCATTTTGAACAAGGTATGCCAGTTGACCTTGATCATGTCCCACCTGGCCAGCGTGAGCGCTCGGCAGACTATCGCAAATCCATGATGGACGACTGACATGATCTACACAGTCGAACAGGCTAAAGAGATAACGTGTTGCGGTCCTGAAAACTGCGGCATCGAGTCCGAAAGTGGCACGCGCCATTGCGAGGGAAACAGTTGCGGCGCTTGGCGGTGGGTTTATGAGGACGTAGATCGCGCTCCTTTGGACGCACGACCAAGGCGGCAGAAATCCAGCAACGGCTACTGCGGGCTAGCAGGGAAACCCGATCAGTGAGGTCAGAGATCGTTTTTGCAGTTTTGGGACTCTCGGGGGATCACATTGCCGGACTTGTTCTCGCGTGTGATTTGACGACCGAAAAAAGAAAAACGCGGCGATGGGTGCAAACGCCTTAAATCACCCCGCGAATTTAGGAGAGAGAAGATGGAGCACATTTCGTTTGAAGTGACAGATTTAGAGGCCGCATTGGTCAATGATATTCTTGACCGCCTCGAAGCCGAGTCCACCAATTCATTCGACCGTGAATCGTTGGGAATGGATTTGACCGCCTGCCACGCGAACGGAAACCCAATGGACTTTGACGGCCTGCTTCACGCCTCAGGCTTTGACTTTTTGCACGATGTCTGGGGAATTCAACGACACATGGACCGGTCAACAGGAAAGCTTCTGAATTTCTTTTTGCCTCGATACAGCAGGCCAGAGAGCGCCAACGCGGCCTAGCCGGAAAGCCAGAGCAATGACAGATCTAAAGTTTTGCCCACCACCAAAGGACGCGGACCATGAGTGAACAAAAGATCATGCGCGGCTATCGAACTGTCGAAGATAACGCCGAATTGAAACACAACGCCGAGGCAGCAAGGATATTGCGGATGGCAAGCAGGCTTTTCAAGCTGATCAACATAGACCCTCAGTTCATGGGCACTGTGGAGGCTTGTGACATTTCCGAAGCGGAGTGGAAACAAATGAAAGCGTGGGCAGAGAATTGGCTCAAAGCCGACGCAGCGCGGGGTGATAGTGATGGTTAGATACGACTGGAACAATGAGCCTTTGCCCTGGCCTAAGCCGTCTTTTGACTGCGCGATCTGTGGCCATACAATCAAAAGACAGTGGCCTGAGCCAAATGCTTATCAGCACGTCCCGCCTGTCTGCGCATGGTGCGAACGGCACTGGGGCAGACCAGTTGGTGCCTTTGGAAACTTTCGAGACAGACGGATAGCGCAACAAATTGATGCGTTAGCCGAGTGCATTGACGCCGAGTCAAAACACTTGTGTTTTGACGAAAACTTCAAGTTTCAGAAACCACAAGAAATTCCAAGCCGAGCCTGGGGGACAATAATCCGATGGTAAGCAGAGACTATGAGAGTTCACCCGTGTCGGACAATCTGAACTTACGAGAAACGGTTATTGGGTTGTCAGGCGATCTGGAGGCGCTGAGATCCGGGAAGATCAGTCCAGCCGAGGGGCTCGCAAGAGCTGCGGTTGCAAAGCAATTGTTCAACGGTGTTCGCCTATATCTGCAAGCCATCAAAACGCTGGAAGCTGAAGCCAAACCGGCCAACTCAAAGCAAATCGAGGGAGATAGTGATGGGTGATATGCCGGAAAGAGCTTGGCTTGGTGTTGAACAAGTCTCGGACGCTATTGAAATGCAGACGTGGTGCGAAAGCAACGCAGCTAATGCCGAAATGAAACTGCATTGCAAAGAATACGTCCGCCTAGACGTGGCGCAAAAGTGGGTTGGCTCGGCTCTTGATACTTCTGCGGAAGATGAGGTCAAACGAATTGAAGCCGAACGCCAACTCCAAGCCGAACGCACCCGTAACGCCGCACTGGCCAACGCGTTGGCGCCTTTTGCAGAATTGAAAGACGCTTTCACACCAGGCCAATTGGCAGATTTTTGGCACACCCTTCCCGAAGAGACAGAAGCCGCAGCCCAGGCTATTGAGGCCAATAGAGAGAGTGAGAAGGACTCGGCTGATGGCTGACCTTATTCAAGAGAATTGCTGCAAGTGCAATATTCCTTTCGGTATCGAAGCAGGCCACAGACGACAGCTACTTGAGCGTGGGGGCACGTTTCATTGCCCTAACGGCCATGCACAGCATTACACGGATACCAAAGTTAAGCGTCTTGAGCGCGACAATCTGCGCCTGGAAGAGTCGAAAGATTTTTACGAACGCATGTATCGCGATCAAATTAAGCAGACCGATCACGCCCGCCGATCTGCTGCCTCATACAAAGGCCAAGTAACAAAGGCAAAGAAAAAGGCTCTGCAACAATTGGGCGCACTGAAGGTTATCAAGGGCGGACGGCAATGACCCCTCACGCCGACATACTGCTGGAGATAGCGAATGGTTAAATACTTGAAAGATGGCCGCGAAGTGACTTTGGTGTCCGAAACGTCTGACGGCCTAGTTGTGCGCGAAAGAGTTGAATATCTATATGGCGATGAGGTTACCTACGGCGACGGAGCGCTTTTGCTCGTTGAGCAGGTTTACGACAAACCGCCTATGCCGGTTTACAATGACGAACTGAGGCGCCTGAGCGATGAACGGGCCGCGGCGCGCGACAAGCTTAATGAACTAGAGCGAGAGGTTGGGCAACTCAACAACAAGATCGCTGAGCAGAACAAAATCCTTCAAGGCAACAAGTGGATAGAGTCTGTCCAAGACTTTCTGGATTCGAAGATAACCCACTTTGTATTGGAGGAAGATCAGTGGAAGATTGTCGAGCATGACGACGAGCAGCTTAACGACGGTCATGGGTATAACAAAAAGAAGCGGCTCATTAGTCTCCGGGGCGACCTGAAAAAAACATTGAAATGGGAGATAAATAGTTATTCGGATGGATCGGGAAGCTGGCGGGGGATTTATCCATTCAAGAGCAGGCAGGACGCGCTTGACTTCATACAATCTGAATTGAGCCAATGCGAGGAGTACGGCTGGCGCGCTCGCAGCTTAATAGGCGCGTGCAGGAGATATGGTCTCAAAGTGCCTGAAGTAATGGCAAAGGCCGACCAGGAATCAAAGAAAGCGGTCATCGAGAGGGCCATTTCCGACTACGAGATAAAATTGAAAGCCGAACGAGCGAAACTGAGGGATCTACGTAAGGCCCAATGACCACCCCAACTAAGCCCACAATAGACGAGCTGATAAACGATGGCTGAGCTAAAGACAGATGAGATACTGAGACCCGAAAGCCACTGGCTACAAACGGATGAATTTGCGTGCCTCACCGTCTTGGAGTTGCGGCGGGCCCGGAACGGTGGTCAGATCCGACACCAGAAGAAGAAGCGCACATTCTGGTACAAGCGGTCATGGCTTCTTGAGTACCTTGAAACAACGGAGACGGGCCCATGCCCAGAGACAAACGCACGCGACGGGGAAAGCTCGACAGGACCGGAGAACGCAGATTCGAGTTCCGGGGATGGTGGCTCGATCTCAGAGACGACGACGAAGACCTCTCAGGATATTGGTATGCCTTCCGATATTCCACCGGAACTGGCCGAGTCCGTCGCACTTCGCTTGGAACAAGAGATCGGGATAAAGCACAAATTGAATTGATTGCCGAATGCTTGAAGGACGGCAACCGCGATCCTCAGACACCTGACAAAGTGCATTTGAGTTTGGTTTTCACGTACTACCAAAAGAAGAAAACTGTTGTTGAGAACGGAAAGAAAAAGAAGAAGCCCCACCCCGCCGCTATTCTGGGCCACAAGCTTTGCGTGGAATTCATGCGGGAGAACGGGACAAGCGTTGCCGACTTCAGCGGGGAAGCCCAAAAGAAGTTTATCGCCTCGCTGTCTGGCAAGCACGAAACCTCTAGCATTGTGTCTTACATGAAGATGATTGCCGCCGCCGTAAATATGGTCTTGAAAGATTCGAAGGACACCAAATTAGAAGGTGTGCCGCGTCTCAAGTCGGCGCCCCACATCATCACGGGCGAGAATGAAATCACTGCGATCACCGATCGGCCGGCAGCTCGTCCCAGGGAGTATCTGCCGAGCTTCAAAGACATGGCGAAGTTCATAGATCATATCAAAACGCCACACGTCCGACGCTACGTCATTATTGGGCTGAACACCTGGGCCCGGCCCGAAGCGGTTTGCGATCTATCAAAGTCCCAAGTGAATTACGAACTGGGACTGATTGACTTGAACCCCGAAGACCGACGCCAGGCCGTCAGCAAGTGGAGAGCCTTGATCCCGATTTCCTCAACGCTCCTTCCTTGGCTAGAGCAATGGGACGCTGAAAGAAAAACAGGTGAGCCAGAGCAATATGTTTTCTGGCGCGGTGAGCCGATCAAGTCGGCTGCGGGCGCGTTCCAAAGAGTGCGGGAAAAGAAGAAAGTCAATCTGCCCCAACTGATTCCCTACACGCTGAGACACTTCATGCGGACACATGCCGAGCGTGAAGGCGCTTTGTTTGAAGATGCGGAACGGTTCATGGGTCACGCCGTCGGCAACAAATCGACAAGCTCATATCTGCACTATCACAAGAACTATTTGCGGTCGGCACGCGAAGCGACGGAGCGAATTATTCGTGAACTCGACAAGCACACGAAAACCAATTTACTCCCCAATAGCTCCCCAATGCCCATTTCATTGGACAACGAGCGCAGAAAGAGGCTTAGGAATAATGATTAA